ACGACGACAACTACAAGAACATTCTGCAGGTCAAAATTCAGAAGGAGTTCAAAACCACGCCCGACTACATTGAGCTCGGGCGTGACATGGAGGTGGGCTACACCATGGGCGTGTACTTGTGCCTGGGACAACAAATATACGAGACGTCGCCCTCGGCCGCGGTAAAATTCTCGGACCTGAAGACGTTTGAGGCGGTGCACGCGGCGTGCGAGGCGGCGGGCGGGCGCATTCTGGTGTTCCTGGCGCAAGCGTCGCACAAAATCAAGAAGAAGGCGGAACAGCTGGCGTGCGATAGCGCCATTCAGTTCATGCCTTAAGCCTTGCATTTAATAGAGCGATGGCGACGACGGTGTGTTTTTCCCCCAAAAATACGTCCCTCATTAACAAGACGTTGACGTTCCCTTCGTCTTTCCATTCGTTGATCTCGTGACAACATTTTGCGCCGACGTCGGCTATTTGGATCAGCGGGTTGTTGGCGAACAGGTGACCTAGGCCGTTGCAGGGGTGCCTGTTGCTGAAAAATATTGTGTGGGTTAATTTGTTGAGCTTCATACGCTGCTATCGCAGCCCGGTGAGCGGCACGACGTGATATATTTTCCGCTGCATGACGCGCTTTGCGCGATTCTCGCGCTGCTCTGCTTGGGGGTGACAACGCGGCAACATACTCTGCCCGCTTGCGTCTGCGCGCGGCTAACAATTCATCATGTGCGGCATTTACTTCGTCTTCGTTAAATACGTCTGGATTGTGTACGGCATTTACTTCGGCTGGTGGATCAAAAGGAAGGTAATTGATATTGCGGCGGTGGTCATTATCCAGAAACACATATAGGTGCTGGCCGTCCCCAGCGACCACATTTCCCAGATAACGATATATCGCGTCGTTTATATGATACGGAGGTAAAGCATCTATCTCATCATCCGTCATGTTATTGACGTATTGTGTTATGTTGTCCATGTCAAATTGTATATATACCCTACATATATATAATTCTTTATTCCCAGTGCAAATTAAAATCATATAATAAATTCATGCATTAACTTTGCCTTAATTGCGGCGTTTATGAACGCGGTTTTTGCACGTTTTGGACCGTTTGGACCGTTTTACACGTTTTACACGTTTTGATTTTCCGCCGCGCCCCATGTTCATCCGTATGTTATGCAATACAGTAGTAATACTTGGAACAATTGTGCCTGGGTAGCGTTTTTGGAACGCCGATCGTTTTTCTAACACCAATTGTTCGTTTTTTTTTATATTAAGTATAATCTGGGTTTCATTTTTCACTCGGCGTCCATTAAACTCGTTCGCAATTTTCAAATAACGTGTCAGATCCTCATCCCTAATAGCGGGATCGGGACTGGTTACCTTGGGTCCACGGTAAAGTATTACACCACTTTGCAGGTCTTCCCTTCGCCGCATTCCGTCTTGTATTCCTTCCTCAAAATCCCTTATTCCCATTCCAATGCCACCAGAATTTACCGGTGCTTCTCCAGCATTAGGATAATTTAGTTGTTCTAACCAACTAGTAAGAACTGGGTTGATTCCAGGTTCCTGTGATGCATCAAATTCAACGTCATTTTTCAAATAGTAAAACATAAAACCTAATGATTCTGGCGGCCAAACATTTATTTTATCACGAAGGTGTAAATATTCCATGCGTTTGACAGGGTTTTCATGTTGGCGGAGGTATCTTTGTCTTTTTAGGTAGACTGTTGGCAATGCAGTTTCGTCGGACGCCTGGTCTGCCGTTTGTTGTTGGTTTACTTCTTTTAACATTGAGTCAATTAATTGTAATGCAAACGTTTTTTTTTCCTCCGTATGCCTGGTATCGTATTCTATGTCACGCTTCCAAGGTCCTTGATTATTCAATGTCATACACAATTTTTTCTTTTGGTATGAAAACTTTTCGCATGGATTGGTGGTGATAGGCGTGCGCCATGACTTGGCGGTGATAGACTCGTACATAGTATCCGTCAAGTCAATCACATAATAAACCTCATTAACCTCCTTATTTTTTCTGATAAAAAATATGATTCTCGCTGGTTTGAATTCCACATCATATATCGCCCCAGATGAACTCATTGCAGAATTAATGTAATCTAATTGTATATTTGTATATTATTATAAATATAAAAAATAGGGCATTATATTAAACAATAAACCAAGCAATGGCGGCAGCAGTTGCAATGTTGGACGCACTGCGAAAAAAGCCAGTGGCCGAAAAGAAGAAACAATTCTCGGTTGCCTTTTTTGTTGCATCGGTTGCGCCTAAACACAAGCACAAGCACGCGGAACAATTAGAAGAGGAACAAGAACAAAATGTTCAAGAGGAACGTCAAGAGGAACAATTAGAAGAGGTTCAAGAGAAACAAGCACACAAAAAGCCCAATCCCACCGTCAAGATCGTGGACAAGGCCAGTCTGAAGTTGGTGAATCGCGATGATATTTTAGCCAGAATCAAAGCCGCGCGCGGGATTGTCCGGGAGTCCGCCCCCCATCCGTTGAACCTTACTGCCGCTAAAGTGGTGAGCATCGTGGAAGAAGCCCCGGTGCCCAAGCTTAAGGGGCGCAAACTGCAAAAAATAAAATTGGTGCCCATGTCCGTGTCCGTGTCGCAATCCATAGAAAATGTGACATTGCCGGAAGTGGCAGAAGTAGCTGCAGTAGCAGATGTAGCGGCAGAGGAGGTTCTGGAACCATTAAAGAATAAACGCGGCACTCGGAAAGCAAAGGTGCCGCCGGCCCAAACAAAGGCATTAGAGCCAGCCCCGGTGGTTAAGAAATCAAATCCCATCGGGCCGCTCGTTGCATCGGAGTACTACTTGAACAACCGAGAGAAGTTCGTGGAGTTTATCAACAAGCTGTTCCAAAAGAGCTACCGCGCCGAGATCATGGACGAGTCCCGCGTCGTGAGCTGCGAGGACCGTCGCAGCGCCGAGGAGTTCGGCCTCCTCACGCACCAGAAAATCGTCAAGGATTATCTGAACATGTATTCGCCCTATCGCGGCCTGCTGCTGTATCACGGACTCGGCAGCGGCAAAACGTGCTCGTCCATTGCCATTGCCGAAGGGCTCAAATCCGACAAGCGCGTGTTCGTCATGACGCCCGCTTTCCTGCGCACCAACTACATGCAGGAACTGAAGAAGTGCGGCGACGACGTGTACAAGCGACCCCGCCATTGGAAGTTCGTGGATGCCGTGGAGAAACCGGCGCTGATCCCGTCCCTCGCCGAAGCGCTGGCCATTCCCGCCGACTACATTAAGAAGCACGGCGGCGCGTGGCTCGTGGATCCCGAAAAACCGAGCAACTACGGCGAGCTCAGCCCGAAGGACCAAGCCGAGGTGGACGCGCAGCTGAACGAGATGATTCAGGCAAAGTACACGTTCATCAGCTATAACGGCGTGCGCGAGAACCGCATCAACGAGATGTCGCTCGGCTACACCGTGAACCCATTTGACAACTCGGTGGTCATCATTGACGAGGCGCACAACTTTGTGAGCCGCATTGTGAACCACCTGAAGAAGGCGCCCGACGACAGCAGCGCCGCCAAAAAAGGCACCGCCGCCAAAAAAGCAAAAGCCGTGTTAAAACCCGAAGACGTGCCCGTTGCGCTCAACTTGTACCGGTTCCTGCTGGACGCGGTCAACGCAAAGGTGGTGCTGCTGTCCGGCACGCCCATCATCAACTACCCCAACGAAATCGGCGTGCTGTTCAACATCCTGCGCGGCTACATCAAGACGTGGACGTTCCAGCTGGTATCGGCGCAGGGCGTGACCGAAGACCGCTTGCGGCGGCTATTCCAATCCGTGGGCAGCATGGACTACATGAAATACGGCGCGGCCGACCGCGTGCTGACCGTGACGCGCAACCCGTACGGGTTCGTCAACGCGCACGCGCACAAGCAGCGGTACGAAGGCGTGACCGTGGACGAGCACGGCGCCGTGAGCGACGACGACTTTATCAAGACGGTCATTTCCGTGCTTTCCAGCGACGGCATCAAGGCCACAAAATCATCCGCGAGCCCCGTGGCGCACAAGGCGCTGCCCGACACGTTTGACGGGTTTGAAAAGTATTTCATTGACGCCGACACGGCGGAGCTGAAAAACATGGACGTGTTCCAGCGGCGCATCCTCGGCTTGACGTCGTACTACCGCAGCGCGCAGGAGCAGCTGCTGCCCCGCTACGACGTGGCCACCGATTTTGAGGTGGTGCGGGTGCCGATGAGCAATTACCAGCTGAGCGTCTATCAGCAGGAGCGGTTGGCCGAAATCAACAAGGACCGCGAGGCGAAGAAGCGGAAGACGCTGGCGCCCGGGCGCAAGCCGAGAGCGGAAGGCGCGACGGGAGCAAAGAAGCCGTTGACCATGAAGGATCTGTATGCCGAGCCGTCCAGCTCGTACCGCATCTTCTCGCGCGCGGCGTGCAACTTCGCGTTTCCGAGGGAGATCGGGCGGCCGAAGCCGTTCGGCAAGGGACAAGGACAAGGACAAGGGGAAGGGGAAGGGGACGCGATGGACCTGGACGAAGACATCATTGACGACGACAGCGCACGCAAAAGCCTTGACAAGGAAGTCGGCGCCGAGGAAGTGGAAGCAGTGCAGAAAAAAACCACCACGGAAGCGTACAAGCAATACGATGCCCGCATCAAGGAGGTGCTGGACCAAATGAAGCGCAACGAGGAACAATACTTCAACCCGCGCGCACTGTCCGTCTACAGCCCGAAGTTCCTGAAGGTGCTGCAGAACCTGCAGGATCCGGCGCACGTGGGGCTGCACCTGGTGTACAGCCAGTTCCGCACGCTGGAGGGCATCGGCCTGCTGAAAATGGCGATGGAGGCGAACGACTACGCGCAGTTCCGCATCAAGCACAACGCGGCGACGCAGCAGTGGGTTTTGGATGAACGGCCGGAAGACGCCGGCAAGCGCCGGTTTGCGCTGTACACGGGCACGGAATCCGCCGAAGAGAAGGAAATCGTGCGCTGCATTTTCAACAGCGAGTGGGACCAAGTGCCGTCCAGCATTCGGGACGGCCTGCTGCGCATTTCGGGCAACAACTTTTACGGCGAGGTCATCAACACGCTCATGATTTCGGCGTCGGGGGCGGAGGGCATCAACCTGCGCAACGTGCGGTACGTGCACATCGTGGAGCCGTACTGGCACCCGGTGCGCATTGAGCAGGTGGTGGGGCGCGCCCGCCGCATTTGCAGCCACCAGGACCTGCCGGCCGAGCTGCGCACGGTCAACGTGTTCCTCTACTTGATGGTGTACTCGGAAACGCAGCTGAAGCCGCTGTCCAAGGACGAGAAGGCGGCGGCGGACCGGGAGGAGGCGCTGCTGGCGTCGTCGGACCCGAAGACGGTGGTGGACGTGTCCAACGCCGCGCTGAAATACGTGCGGGTGTCGCGCGAGCTGCGCGAATCGGACACCAGCGCCAAGACCGACGAGCCCATCACCACGGACCAGTCGCTGTACGAAATTGCGAAAACGAAGGAGGCGATCAACAGCAACATCCTGCGGTGCGTGAAAGAGACGGCGATTGACTGCGCCATTCACGCCAAGGCGGGCAGCAAGGAGACGCTGAAGTGCTTCACGTTCGACAACCCGGACAACAAGTTCGCGTACGAGCCCAACATCCAGGACGAAGTGATTGTAACCGAAGATGCCAAGACAACTAAAGCCAAGGCCAAGGCCAAACCAGCAACGGAATCAATGGCAACAGCGACAGCAATGGATGCAGTCCCGCTCAACAAGGAGATGCGCAAAATTAAAATCAAAGAAGTAACACATGAGGGCGTTAAATACGGCATTGACATTGACACCAATGACGTGTACGACTACGAGAACTTGAAAATAGGAAACCGAGTGCTGGTCGGGAAGTTCGTGGAACTTGCACCCGGCAAATTCAAGATCGTCTAAGGGAACCACGGTTCCCCTATAACCCCTCCCTTGTTATTTAAATGTTCCATAATCTCTGCATGATTTGCATTCATGCGCTCCTCCAGTTCCAGCAATTTTGCATGCACTTGCTGCAGTGTGATTGGTTGGGATTCTAACGCAACCGGCTCGTGAATCATCTTAAACTTTGAAAGAATATCCGGTTCTTCTTCTTCAAAGGTTTCGCCTGAATCCCCTCCATCCTCATCGGGAAACGCGGCTGAAAACGACACCGATTTTTTTGAAGAAGTAGGAGGCGATTCGGGTTTAGTTGCATTGATTACATGGTTGTTATCAGTGCCAATCCACTGCTGAGCGCGCTTGATGTCTTCCGGCTTCAGCTGCACCAGTTCGCGCTCGCGGGCCGCCAGCTCCTGGGCAATGAGCCGCGACATTTCGTCGCCAATCGGCTTGTCCTCGTCAACGGACGCGTCTGCGAAACTGACGTCGGTCGGTTTTTTCAACGTGAGGAACGAGTCCATTTCGGACTGCTTCTCTCGCAGCTGGCGTTCAAACTCGTTCGCGCGCTCGGTTTTTAGGTCATCCGCCCGATACACCATCTCTATTTTCTTTTTTTTGGGGACTGGGGCATTGGGTGGGATTGCATTGTTTGCATTGTTTGCATTGTTTGCATTTGCGTTGGCTGAACGCAGCACCTGCATGAATTCGCGGATGATGTGCTTGTTCGCGTCGCTCAACGACATGAAAGATAGGGCGGCTTGCTGCACCGTCCGGTCAAACGCCGACTGCACGGGCTGAAACTGGTCCTGGGTTAAACCCGCAAACGCGCCCGATTCTTGGAGCGTGGCCCACAGCAGCCCCTTGTTTTGCACGCTGTCCGCTGAATTTTGCGTTGATTGCATTTGCGAGAGGTATTTGTGCAACTATATGTTTATATTTTTATATGCATTTTTTGGTTAAAATTCAAAAATTCAATTAAAGACATGCGCTTGAATTGAATAAACAAAAAAAACAATGAATGATCCGATTGATGCAAAACAAAGCGGCATCATTGTGTGCGGGGTGTGCAAGAACGTGATCGGCACGCTGCCCGTGATTCGCGCGGCGTTTGAAGACCTGGCGAGCAAGGCGGGGGTGCCGTGCTGGGCTATATTCTACGAAAACAACTCGGACGACGGCACGGCCGACGAGTTAATGAAATGGGCGGCCGAAGCGCCGGACCAAGTGCGGGTGCAGTGCGACAAATTCACGCAAGAGGAGGAGCTGCGCCGGGGTGCGGCCCGCACGGTTGACAATAAACCCTGTCGCATGGAACAAATCGCGCACGCGCGCAACAAACTCCTGGATATGTTGGGGGGACATGCGTCCCCCCTTACCCCCTCCTACCGGGGGGCAAAGCCCCCCGCACCCCCAACTGGACCCCCCTCCTCGGGGGGACTACCGGGGGACGTGCCTGTGCCTACTGTGCCCATTGGGGGTGCGGGGGGCTTTGCCCCCCGGTACGTCGTCATGATTGACATGGACAACCCCGTGCCGTTCCCGGTGAATGCCATTTTGAAATGCATTGCGCGCGACCCCGACGGGTTTGACGCGCTCGTGTGCAACGGCCTGAACCCGTTTGGATACATGTACGACTTTTACGCTTATCGCGACGCACAGTTTCCGGTTGGGCCCGAAATCATGCGCGAGGCGTTTTGGTCGGGGCACCACCAGTGCTACGTGCAAACCGCCGTCCACAACAAGACGCTGTTTCACAACCGACAAATGAAGCACAACCCGGCGCTGCTGCCCTACATTCCCATTGGGTCGGGCTTCAACGGCCTGTGCATCTTTCGGCGCGAGGCGCTTATGGGGATCACGTATTCGGCGGTTCCCACGGCGGAAATGAACGCGGAGTACCAAGCGATGAATTGCATTCCGCCGCTTGCGAAAAATGCCAAAACACATGTCGATGGGGCGACCGTCGGCATGTACCTGTTTCCAAAATATGACAAGGACAAGGGCATCTTCTACTTCCACAACTCGGGCTACAATTTTCCCGTGGTGTGCGAACACGTGCCGTTCTTCGCGGCCATGCGCGCCCGCAATCGTCGGCGCATCTACCTGTGCACCGACCTGGTGTGGAACTGGATTTGAATGCAATATTTGTTTAATCATTATCCAGAGCCAATTTGTAATATACTCCGGTTAACAATATTCATAAATGCCACTTTGAAGACTTGCCCCACCCAATATTAAATCTATTGCCGTATTTAATTCTATTGTGTTGTTTGAAGTAATTTGAAGAGGCGAACTATCAATCGTATTCGTATAGGATAAAGCCCGCAATCGGCGGCGCATCATGCATTATTAACTAAAAGTGCCTACCAGTCCGCCGATATGCATTTCAATGTTTAAATTCACGATTTGACCTGCATTATTTGATTCGCCCCTCAAATAATAAAATTTAACATTTGCATTATTTATAAGTTATAAGTTAAATGAACCTAATTGAGGATGATCTAATTCAATTGTCAAATGATAATAACGGGTTTTACAAACAAAATGTAGAACAATTTATATTGGGTATGTTTTTAAAAACTAAAATCCAGCACATAGCTTGGCACATTTTTCACTCGTTTTCGGTCATGTATCCAGATGCGCCAACAATGGAACAACAGTCAATGACTAAAAATTTTATTAAAAAAATCACAACCAATTTGGGCATTATTTGCTCTTCTTGTGGCGGAAATAAAGACACATTTATAGCAAATTATGACACAGATTTAGCAGTTAGCTCTAAAACAACCCTAATACATTTTTTTTGCGATTATCATAAAAATGTTAACACAACTCTTAGACCACAGAAACACTTTAACTATGAACCAGACATGTACACGACCGATTTTATCATTGATAGATATACAAAAAATGATTATACCTCATTCATTGACGCCACATATAATATTAACTTGGTTTCATTATTTCAACAAAATTCTATGGATGATTTTTTTCTATTATTTCATAAAAATGTGAAGGAAATAATATCTTACAAAGAACCCAGCAAATATCAGTTTGATATTACATTTTCTACGTTATTGTAGAATAGTATTATGAATTATGGTTTGATGGATTAAACATTCCTATTCCATTGCCACTAATACCTTGATAAGTATTACCATGCAAACCGTGTTGACGTATAATATAAGCAGCGCTTGCTACAAATATAAATTTTCCTGTAGTGTATACGTCCCCTCCGCCTACTGTGTATTTAGCATACCAATGCCATTCAATATACGCATCTTCTCTTGGAGTCTCTGGTCCGTTAGTAATAGCGCACATATATCGTGTGTTAATATCAACACTCTCTATTATTTGCGAGCAAGGGTGGAGTTTTATACCATGTGTTTGACATATAATAGTAGTAGGGTGTTCTGCTACAAAAACGCCTGGACAAACTATTGGAGGGACATTATTGGGATTCACTGTGCATGAATATAAACTGTATGAATAATTATTTGCACCGCAGTTCTCAGAGGCGGGAACTACATTAATACACGAGTTTGTGGTAATAGCATATGAATAATGCAATAGTGGGTCGTTTTGGATAGTGAATTCGGTCGTGGGGAGAAGCGGTATTATCTGATAATCTAAATAAAAAGTTGAACTGGGTCCTATGGGACCGGTTGCGCCGGTTGCGCCTGTATTACCTCTGGCACCCGTTGCGCCCGTAGCGCCTGTAGAGCCGGTTGCGCCAGTTGCGCCTGTAGAGCCTGTTGCGCCTGTAGAGCCTGTTGCGCCTGTAGAGCCTGTTGCGCCTGTTGCGCCTGTTGCGCCTGTTGCGCCTGTGGCGCCTGTGGCGCCTGTTGCGCCGGGACAACAACAAATCCTGCGAGTTGCTAAATACGATGTGTAATTAGAATACGACATTTACATTAATGATATATTTTAAAACATAATTTGGGTTAAATCCGTTAAAATGTTATTATTTTATATATAAAATGCCAGTTTATTCAGTATCTAGAACCAGCCAATACACCACTGTGGCTGCACTTGAAACAAAGACAAATCAAGATGGGTTTAGTTGGGATGCAAATCCTTTAAATGGAAATCATAGTTTCTTCGTGGTCACTAGAACCACCGTGTGTCCAGATGCAAACCGAACATGGGATTATGCGGTTGCCGCTTCTCCTACGCCCGCCTATGTGTGGTATCCATATTCTATAACGTTGACCGTTGCTGGTGGAAACCCAAATGGTCTTGGTCAAAGACCAGGCATAGCATATTTAAAATTATATAATTCCGCAGGAACATATCTGATGGGTTCTTACACGACAAACGGACTTGACACCAGTGGTGCGACCGCAATTTTTGTAACCACTGGTCCATCTGTTCAAGCAACCACATTTACCATTGTAAATTCTAGAAACACATTGACGTTGACCGCTGCTAGTACAACATTTGGAACGGGGTTTGCAGCTCCATCAGCTGGAACACATTGGAATATTTTTGCTAGAACCACTGGTCAGACCGGACAAAATGTGTACATATCCGCCTTTAGTAGCACGGTAAATGCCGGAACCGGCAATATATCGGGTGCATCCATCACACATACAACTCAATCATTGATGGGGTTTATTACTTACAATGCATGTCCGCCACAACCCACTAATTTGGCGATTACAACAACTGCAACTGGAATCAGCATCACATGTCAAAGCAATGAAGCACAGAGTCTTGTGTCGGCCACAGTGGGTCTGGTTGTTTATGTGCGATTTTTTTATTCAACCACTGTTGGAGGAACATACGATTATTTAGGGGCAGACACTGCCATAACTAGAACCCTAATTTCTGGCACAACGTATCAATACACTGCAACTTTTTCAGGAGGTGCATTGACTCAGGGTAAAAGATATTATTTTAAGGTCGCAACAATGAATGATTTGTGCATTGCATATGAGGCCGAAAATGCGGGTTCAATTCCAGCTAGCGAACAAAGCACCGCCGTTCTGGCGCAATATGGAAGAGCGAACATAGTTAGTGTAAGAAACCCAACAGACACTGCGTGGACGAAAATTGATGTTAAAGTAAGAAACGCTGCCAATTCGGCATGGACAAATGCAGAAGTGGCAGTGCGTGATGCCACAAACACGGATTGGGCATACAATTAGACTGCAGTGGTATTGATCCAAATTGAACCTGCTCCTACGGCTCCTGGATCAGTTGTCTGAACATATATTTTAAATGGACCCCCTACGGCTGCGGCATTTACTGAAAAAAAATTACTGGTTATTGTGAGATTTGTGCCAGTGGTGGTTATTACTCCTGGAGTGGATGTGTCCGCGGTGGTTGCGCCGGTTCTATACAAAAATGCATTATTCACGCCTGCAAATGTTCCCACAGGCCCAGTTGCACCGGTTGCTCCTTGAATCCCTTGTGGACCGGTGGCACCCGTTGCGCCGGTTGCGCCTGTTGCGCCTGTTGCGCCTGTTGCGCCTGTAATGCCTTGAATACCTTGTGGTCCGGTTGCGCCCGTTGCACCTGTTGCGCCTGTTGCGCCTGTTGCGCCTGTTGCGCCTGTTGCGCCTGTTGCGCCTGTTGCGCCTGTAATGCCTTGAATGCCTTGTGGGCCCGTTGCGCCCGTAGAGCCTGTTGCGCCTGTTGCGCCTGTTGCGCCTGTAATGCCTTGAATGCCTTGTGGGCCCGTTGCGCCGGTTGCGCCAATCGCTATGAAACTGGTGTGAATGTGCGAATATGTGCTTGCGCTTTGAAAATACACTTGGGCCGACCGATCGTTCGTGTTTCTATTCGTTGAAGCAACCACAACCCACAAAAAGTCATACGGAGTTAATGAAATGACAGTTGGTATAATCAATGAAAGTTCAATTTTCAAAGGAGTTACATGATCGTACAAATAAATAATATCAGACCCATTCGGCTCCAAATTTGTGTAAGAACTTGTTCCCGAATTGTATCCAATCAAATAGTACCGCAAACCAATGTGATCTACATCACTGTTGTTGGTCGCTTTTGCATATATATTCATATCCCAAGTGCCGGGAGGAATGGTGCTTATGTTCAAATCACTAATTTTAACCGCAAATTGGACAACTGGACATATATTATTATTTACTCCATGCGGTGTTATAAATGTGATCGTGGTTTGCGGCAATGCCAAATTTGCAGTTTGGCTCAATAAACTAACATTAGTATTTTGCGTCGGGGTATACGATATGCTCGTTGGATTAACCATGGTGACACCCGTGATGGTTGAAACCTGTGCAGTTGTCAATGGGGTCAAGGTAGGCGTCGTGGATTCACTGTAGTTCATGTACAAAATGAGTCCGCCTGACGTGCCTTGTGACCCCTGTGGGCCCGTGGCGCCTGTTGCGCCTGTAATGCCTTGAATGCCTTGTGGGCCCGTTGCGCCCGTAGAGCCCGTGGCACCTGTTGAGCCCGTAGCGCCTGTTGCGCCTGTAATGCCTTGAATGCCTTGTGGGCCCGTTGCACCCGTTTCGCCCGTGGCACCTGTTGAGCCCGTAGCGCCTGTTGCGCCCGTTGCACCCGTTGCACCTGTTGCGCCGGTTGCGCCCGTTGCGCCTGTTGCTCCCGTTGAGCCCGTGGCACCTGTTGCGCCCGTTGCGCCCGTTGCGCCCGTTGCGCCCTGAGGCCCCGTTTGCCCCACGCTCACAATGACCAAAATGATCGGATCATCTTGTGCAAACGCTGCACCCGCGGATGATTTGAATGTGACATCCCATTGCACATAGGGTGCCGGATTCGGTGGGTCGGGAAACTGTGTCACCGACCCGACGGTCCACACTTGATACTGCCCCGCGGTGGTCTGGCTTTGTAAAACTATGTCATCGCCCGCGTTCACTAGACTCAACAACACCGAAATGTCCGTGGGTGGGACCCCGTTTTCGTAATAGGACACGTACAACGAAGTGGCCGACGTTTGCATCACGGCGTTCCACCGGATGTATCCCGATGCGGGCGCAGGTATTTGGGCGGCTGTGTCCGCTAAATAGTTGTAGTACGACACGGACTGTCCTGCAGGACCAGTGGGACCAATCGGTCCAATTGCGCCGGTTGCGCCAGTGGAGCCAGTGGCGCCAGCTGGTCCGGTTGCCCCCGTTGCGCCAGGATCACCCTGTGCCCCCTTCGGTCCAGGCGGACCTGCCGGTCCCTCCACCGCATTGGAACAGCAGCAAATGGTTTTATTCGCTAAATATTCTGAATACGAAGATGAAGCCGATGCCATTCGGGGTTATGTGAGTATTACTGCAATATATTCATGCGTTATAAAAAATGCACCGTTTTTACAATATTAACAATAATGTTAACATTACAAATTACATTGATTTGCAGTTACTGCGTCAATCTGTTCGGATCAAGTCGTATGTCATACAGCGATTCATAATTTTCAGTGGATTCGGGATTATTGAAATCAAACCGAATGTTCCTGTATTTGAAATTGCTGTAATGCACGCGTGCAATGCACTGCACCTCGGGTGAATAGGTCGCCCGGTTAATGCACAAACATGAATCTGCGCGCATCATCATGTCCAAAAAGGTCGGGTCATTCCAAATTTCCGGGCCTCTCAAATGCATCGCACATTCAAACAAATGATCCATTGGCTCTTGCGTTCCAATGAACAGCGTGTCGGACGATCCCAGCACGGTCCGCGCATCCGATGAACAAACCGTCAATTTGTCCATTTCATATTGAATTTGGTTTTGGGCGGTAGCAGTGGCTGTGGGCGGATGCCTTATAATGACGTCAAACAACCTGCCAAACACGTGCAGATCTATATTAATGTTGTGCTGAGCGCAATACTCATTTTTTATTTGATTCAGTGCAAATTTACGATACATTATGTCTGGAATGAATTCATTGTTCACTCCATTCTGGTTTTTCAGATTGGCGAAATAAGAGTCGTGTGCCGCTCTTTCATTTTCGGCATGAGTGCTGTCCAAATTCTCAACGTAATCAAAAAAACAGATATTGAATCCGAATTCGTCAAATATGCCTCTGATTTCATTTTCATTATGTTCGGAATAATTACCCGATGCCAATTTATTGCTCAGGACAAACACGTGCACCACCTTGTCTATAAATATCGGAGCAAGCATTCGCACATTTTCTCTCAAATTGGTTGCATAGGTTCTGAATTGTCCGTAAATCATGAGTGCAACGTTTTTTTTGCCTTCATTGGGTGTGCGCGTTGTTGCAATCGGTGATGCGCACTGCACCCAAGACACAAAGTCCTTCAACTTACAGCATTCCGCGTGGTACAAATTTGCTATTTCATGGTTTCCATTTTTATTTTGAAACAGCACCTGATTTTTCATGTTTTTGACAAACTCGGAACCGGACTCAAACTTTAAAAAATGAATGCCGTCGTGCAAGCCCTCTTTGCCCACAAACGATTCGGTTTCGCCCCGGTTCAGGCAGTCATTCACGGCGCGCCCCAACACGCCGGGCCCCGAAAAATCCAGTTTGGAGCCGGGCACGGTCGCGGTTTGCACGTTGCGCACAATTTTTTGAATGCACCGCATGAGCGCCGGATGCCGGGGCACGGCTGCAATGAATCCGCATGCCAAATTGTGCGTGCCCTCGTTTGCGCTCAAGTTCAAATCAATCGGAACCACCAGTTCGGCGCCGGGTGTTAAAAAGTCGTCTAGGGATCCCATGCACAGGGTGTCAATGTCGGCATACACCCCGCCCCTAACCCACAAGTAGCAGTACCGGAACAAATCCGACTTGTATGCGCCGGGCACAATTCGTTGGTATGCATCCATCACCCCGCGTTCAAAATGCGCCCGAATGAACTGCTCCCGCTCCGCCGCGTCCATCAGCACAAATTCGTAGCGCGGATTGTGCGTCTTCCACGTGTCCACAATGGCCTGAAACCCGGGATTCAACTGCTTGTGCTCCCACGTTTGCATGACCCGTTTCGGAATCGGGGACGACGATGCCGTCGAATTGTGATTCTGAATGCATTCAATGCACCGGTCAAATTCCAACTCGGCCATGCGAACCAGTTCGTCCCGTTCCAATGCAACCGCGCTCACCATTTCATTTGAAATCTTATTGAGAAAGATTGGCTCACTTGAAGTTAGGTCTACTTCAACCGCCGATTTGAATTTGTAAATGGAGTTGTTTTTTTGGCCAATGATGATCGGCGTAAGGGTTGAAAATGCGAGCGGAATTGAACCCGACATGCTTTTGCCAGCAATGTGGTCTTTATTATTAACATCGGTTATTACGTAGTCGCACGTTTTCAATAATTCAATCATGGCGCGCGTGCACAAAACGCCATGGGGCACAAATTCATTGGTTGCACACGTGATAATGTTAAAATCGGTGGGATTCCAATAACACCCCACGAAATGCAGTCTCACTGGACCAGCAATTCGGTTTATGAAATTAACGTCAATGTCGTTGTATCCGCCTATCAACGCAACATTTATTGCGGTGGTTGCGTTAATGTGGTCCATTTTGTCGGTCGCAGTTACAATGTTGTAGCAGGGGAGTGCCCACGGTTTGCTGCTGTTCGCAAACGGGCGCACTGCAATCCGGTGGCGGTATTCAGCCCGTCTCCGCATGGGAGTGTGTTCAATCGCAATGAATCGCTCGTCTATCCATTCCTTTTTTATTCCCATGTCGTCGTCGGTTGTGACAAAAATCACGTCGTACTGTTTCCGTGTTTTGAACTTGTCAAATTCGGTCAGTGCATTACATTCAAATTCAAATCCCATGTTTCCAAAATGTTCTTTATAAAAATCAAACCAGCCCCAATTGCGACCACCCGTTTCAGTAAAAATGGAGACAATCGCGCGGTTGCATCCGTTGCATCCGTTGCATGCCTTTTTCGCAAAATGATGTAGTACGTATCCGAACATTTCATAATGATACGGAAGCGCATTGACAATTGCCACACGCAATTTAACCGCCTCGTCATGATCCAGCAATTTGACCCACTGCTGCGCCCGGTGCGTCCAGGAGCAGCCCTCGGCATAGGCGCGCCCCCGCTCTCTTTGCTCCATTTGCTGCGTTTCGTCGTGCTTCACATTGTTAATCAACGCATCCACTTCGGACTTCGGTGCAATCTGGATGCCGCACCCGCCCATCGTCTCCGTCAGTCCCGCGACGGGATAATACAAGCAAATCACGCCCGACATCAGCATTTCCATGGCAGTGATGCACGACGTCTCGGGCCAGTCCGTGGGATACAGCCAGTACTCCGCCTCCCCCATTTCTGCGTACAGCTTTTCATGATTGAGCTGACCCAGGTGCCGAATGCACTCTTTGTCATTATTCAATTGGGCAATGCGGGCCTGGATCCGGCGCTCGTCGTCGTTGCACGGGAACGCCACGTAGGTGGAAATGACGAGCGTGGCGTCCGGCACCGTTGCCGCGATCGCCGGCCACAAGTCTAAAATTCGGGACAGGCCGCGCTCCGTGCGCGACGTGTAAATGAACCGGTTCCGCACCTTTTCTCCAGGGGGAGGGAATAATGCGGCGTCAATGCCGTTGTTTATCACGCGAATCTTGGATTTCAGCATCGGGTACTGGCGCGCGTACTCGTCCGCATGCCACCGCGTCTGGCACACGCAGCCGTCAATGTGGTCCGACCATTTCTCCAGGATTGCCAGGTCGTTCAAATCGCACCCGTATGGAATCAAGTGCGTGTCGTGCGCCCACACGTAGAACTGGTGCCACGACGCTGCGCTGCCGTACAGCTCCAAGAATGAAATGTAGCGCGAACAAACAATCGTGTGAAACGCGGTGGTGCGCAGCAGCTCCGGCAAATCCGACAGTCCCACGTATTTCACATCCACGCCATCCACACCATTCTCCGGCTGCACGCCGCCCGAAACGTAGACGGTGTATCCCTGGCGACACAACTCGTTGGACAGGTGCGCCACCGCCCGTTCGGAGCCGCCCAACGCGCCGCGCAACATGCTGCTGTGATTCCACGGCACGGAGCTGTACCCTGCATAAAACAGGATTGATCCACTTCTCTTACATTCGGAACGAGAGAAATTAGACGAAATAATCGGCTTCAGAGTTGGCTTCGGAGGTGAGGGTTGGTGTAATAAATGAATGCCGTGTGCGGCGTAATTAAAATCTTTTATAACTTCGTCAAACGTGCTGACTGGTATGCCATTCTCTCGGATGAACTGCACGTATTCGTTCGCAAGTGCGGCAAATGCGGCCGCTGCGTCCGGTTTCACATGTCCGATGAAAAACCGCAGGTTGAACATGAGGTTGCGCACGTGCCATGCGCTCAACGAGCGCTGCTTCTTCCGGAAAATGATTTCATACATGAGAATGCCGCACGCACGGTCGCCCACACGATCCGCCACAATGATCATGTAATACGGCACGAAGAAGTTGGGCTTGTCGGTCTCCAAAAACAGCTTGCCGTTGGTTCCATTGGTTCCATTGTTGGCGCGAATGAATTGGGTTTCAACAATGCGATAATAACCGTACGCCACGTCGTTCATACCCTCGCAGCAGTAGTGCACTACTAGCGGATACAAGCACTCCACGCGCTCCGCGTCGTACGCAAACGCCTTCACCAAATAGAAGAACCCGTGCTCCTTCTGCCCGAGTGCCTCGTAGCATTGATGCGTGTAGAGGCACGACACGTACTTCTCCTGCGCCCAGTTGTCCTGGGTCAGCGTGGCCTTGTACCAGCGAATGGCGTCCTCGTACCGGCCGCAGTCGCGGTAGCTGTTGGCACAATAAAACGCGTAGCGTTTGTGCAACGGGTCCCCCCGTGTTACCGCATCGGCGTGCGCCGCTTCCAAGAGCAGCGCGTCCTTCAAATACTTATCGGGGTCCCGGTTGCGCGCCCCGCTGCGCCCCGACACCACGAAATAGTCGCCGTCCAGCACACAAATCCGGAGCTGCTCGTTGGCCGCCGGCTCCAGGCAGCTGATGTATTCGTGCACGACGGAATAGTACTGGAACCGCTTGCGATTATTAATCAGCAGGGTTCGCGTGTAGCTTGTGCCGCCCGCGTTGGGCGCGCCGAACTTGAGGTGGTACTCGTCGTGCGTGACGACGGTGGGCAACGGGACGGCGCCGTGAATGTCGTCGTCCGCGTCAAACACGAGCAGCAAGTCGGTTTTGCCGTGCGCCCGATTCAGCGCAAGGGTGCGGTTGTGCGCGAAATTGACCCACTCGTCGCAATACAGTTCGCCGGCAATGTTTACATGGGGTTGCGAGAAGAAATCTTGGATAATCTCTCGGGTTGCGTCGGTGGATCCCGTGTCGCAAATGACCCAGTGATCAAACCGGAACTTGGAGCACAGCATTTCCAAGGTGCGCCGAATGATGTGCGCCTCGTCCTTCACGATCATGTTCAAACACACGGTAACGGATGGCACGGATGGCATGATTGAATGAATGAATCTCTCATGCAATCATGTAATTATTTGGGTTTAAATGGTTTAAATGCGTTTTGTATGAAATAATCATTCGTTCATTTTTTTAACTATAAAAATATGAAAAATATTGTGCAGAAGTATTAAAATAAATTGATCACATTGTCGCCATAAAGTAGGGTGTAACCATTTGCCACCGACGCAAGTTGAGTCAGATTATAGTAATTTCCATAAGGGACATAATGGGCACCATAATAAGTCTGACTCACTGCATAGTTGGTCGTTATTGTGCCATCCGCATTTTCAGCCCGAATTTCAGTGCTCCACGTACCAACATTTTGGCCGAGGTTTGTGTACACATTTGTGTGTAACATGGCATAACCCGCCCCATCGGCATAGTTGTACACACCCGTGAATCTGTATGTGGACTCGTCACCGCGTTTGATTCGTATTCTGACTTTTGAAACATAGTTTGGAGAAGCAACATCCAATGCGTTTGGATGAACTGTCCAAGACACTCTCCACACACGAACATCGTTTATTTCACCCGTGGTTTGCCAATTCATGCCGTAGGTTATGATTTCATTCGTCTCAACTGGGAACAATACCGTGGGATTCGGAAGTGTATAGATGTCATTGCTGGTAAACCTTTGTTGCACGACGTAATCGCCTGTGCTGTTGCCACCGTTATTCAGAACAAGTAAAGCATTCCTTAATGGTCTACCCCACAATGATAATGGCACCTGCACGTTACTAATGCTACTTTGGAGAGAACCCGATATGGTATAGTCACCATTAGGGTTACCATTAGGGTTAGTTGTCGCATTAGTTGTCGCATCTATAAAATAGTGAGAATAAATCCATGTTCGGTTTTGGGCTACACGTTGTTGGTCCAATGCAGCAGGTATCACCAACGTGCATGTGTTCGTATTTGCGTTGACATCGGAAACCGTCAGTGTATATGGTCCTCCCGTCAATGGGATTGGAATGAATGATGTTGCAATGTTCTTTGACACACCGGACACAACGTAGTTAATGGAAACGTTCACGGGTTTTCCCGTGAGAAAAATATTGAGCCAGTTATTTGGATCGCTAATCAATAATGAGTTGGCGCCGTTGGCAATGGTGGCCGAAGAGTAATTGTTAGTCAAACCAGTGACTCCATCTCCGGGACTGAAGGTCCATGTCATGTGAATGTTCAATCCCGACACGGAAGACGGGTTACTGCAATTGAAACCGAAGTACCAGAGATTTGACGATTTTGTAAAGGTTACGTCTGATATTCCGGTTGAAATGAATTGCGTGTCCGATGCGCTTTGGCGGCCAGTTGCGTTTACCAGAGCCACGACCACAAAGCTGAGCGATCCACGCGAACCGGATAGTGAAATATGCAACGTTGCAGTGGTTCCCGAAAGCGTATTGGTCGTAACAGTCGCGTCTGAAGGCAGTGCACTAAGATTTGGCTGCAACACACTCACGGCACTAACTCCCTCGGCCACGGTGTACGTCATGATGGCCGTGTTGCCCGAATACGTGATGCTGCCCAACGTGGGCTTGGTAAAATTGGCAAGCAATGCAAGTGGAGCCGATGCTGCACTTTGGCTGCCGCTGGCATTGCCTTGTGCAATAACCACAATGGACATGGATGTTGTGAATGCAACCAACACCGACATGGTTCTTCCGGAAGTCCCGGCATTGATTATTGTGTTGACCAGCACATCTGCCGGCAATGCAGTAAGATCCGACTTCAAAACAGTGACTGCAGTGACTCGCGGATTCACGGAGTATGTCATGCTGGCCGTATTGCCCGAATACGTGACGCTGCCCGACAGCGTGGGCGCATCGTATTGTCCAACCAAGGTTTGTGCAACGGATGGTAAACTTTCACGGCCGATGTCATTATTGGTTAGAGCCACAACCACGATGTCGTATGTCTTGGTAAACGACGGCACCGTGATTGTCGCGATCAATGAATTCATGGAACTGGTTGCACCTGAAACCGCGGTGTTGTCCGATGCCTTCCTCACTTGCACCGCACTCACTCCGGCGGCCACGGTGTACGTCATGCTGGCGGTGTAAGATCCCGCGCTCACCGTGGTGTACACGGGCTCGCTGGCTTTTACGGGCGCGGCAAATCGTGTCAGCAATGTTTGCGGTGCCGATGCCGCGCTTTCCCGGCCGACCGCATTGCCTAGCGCTACAACCACGATGCTCGTGTTTTCAGTGATTGTCACTGACGACACCGACGCACTTGTTCCGCTCACGAAAGTGGTGGCCGCAATCACGGTATTATCTGATGCTTTCCTCACTTGCACTGCAGTGACCCCGAATGCCACGGTGTACGTCATGCTCGCCATGTTCCCCGAATACGTCACGATACCTGAATTTGATATCACGGGTGCAGTGAACGTGACCCCAAATGGGCTGGTTTGTGCCGTGAGCTTCGATCCATTGCTGAATCCGGTTGGAGGTTTGGGGGTCACGTTTACCACGTTCCATTCACTGATGTTTTGGTTGAATGAAGTTGCGACATTGAACATGTAGTTCATATTAGTAACCGCACCGGTGTTCCACGCTCCAATTGGCTGGTTGAATGCGGTAGCATTATAAAACAACGAATTCATAGTGGTGACTTTTGATGTGTTCCATGCACTGATGTTTTGATTGAATGCAGTGGCATAAAAAAACATAGTAGTCATAACGGTAACATTTGATGTGTTCCATGCACCGATGGGTTGGTTGAACATTGAAGAACGAAACATGTCCAACATATTGGTGACTTTTGATGTGTCCCACGAAGCAATCGGTTCATTGAATGCACTGACGTTGGCAAACAGATAGGACATGTCGGTCATGAGGCTTGTGACGATGTTTTTGAACGGAACGGGTGCCGTTTGGCCAAATGCAGACGGAATAAACAGCGACTGGTTGGTGCCATTGGCATAATTGGTAATCGCAGTCTTCATGGTTGTGCTTTGCTTCACCACCGCGAACCATTCGGGGCCGGTACCGGCATTTCGGGGGTTGGCGTAAATGAACAGGGGCTCGGAAGCGGGAACATCCGCCGCATTGCCAGTGTATTTGACGGTGACGCCATTGGCATCCAAAAAAATCGTCCGGATGGACCCATCCGCATTTGTCAGCCCCATCTTAATGTAGAGTTCATTGGTCCAGTTTTGAAGGTTCGCCAAACTGACGCCGTTTACTGCAACGGTGTCTGGATTGACGGATCCACCGCTGGTTTTCAGCGTGCTGACTTCCGCAACCAGGGCGGTAATTGCGTTGTTCAGCACAGTCGCGCTGATGCTCGCGGTCTCTGCCGCGGTTGCGGTTGCCTTGGTGTCAACCACCGCGGACAGCGACGTGTAATCGGCCAGGCTCGCCCTCAGAGTGAGCGCGGTGGACAGGGCGGCCACATCCGCGGCAGCGGCCTTGTCGGCCAGCGTGGCAGTTATGGATCCCGCCAAATTGTTTTGGTTGGCCAATGCCGCGCCAAGTTCGGCAAGCGTGTCCAACGTGGCCGGCGCGCTGCCAACAATGCTGGACATTTGCGCGGTCAAATACGCGGTGGTGGTTTTCAGCACCGCATCCGACGACACGGCGGCAATGGTGCCGGGGGCTGCATTGAGCGCGGTTTGCATGGCTGAGGCGGACACAGCCAGCACCGACGCAACCGACGAAATGGTCGCAGAGCGGGCCACGATTTCGGCGGAAAGACTCGTGCTCAACGCACCGTTTGCAGCAGCCAGCGACAAATTTGCCGCGCTGAGGGACGTGGAAAATGACACGACCGAAACCGCGCGATTCACCAGCTCCGCGGAAATTGCGGTGCTCAACGCAGTGTCGGCCGCGGCAAGCGAGGTGGATGCGGTTCCGAGATCGGCGTCAACCGCGGCGACCGATGCGGCGCGAACGCTGATTTCCGTGGCCAGGCTAGTGGAACGCGCGGCATTTGCGGCGGTGAAATCGGTGGTTGCGTTGGACAGCACAACCGCCCCCGATGCAATTGCGTTGGCGCGGGTGCTGACTTCGGCGGACAACCCGGCGGCAATGCTCGTGTCCGCCGACGACAGCGACGCAGCAGCGGAACTCAGCGACAACGCAACCGACGCGATTGCGCTCGTGCGGTTGATGATTTCCGCAGATATCGCATTGTAGTTGGTCGTGGCGACGGCCATCACGCTCGCAATCTGCGCCAAGCTGGGATTGGCGGTCAATTCGGCCGCAATTTCGTGTAACGTGTCTAGACTGGCGGGGGCAGTTCCCTTTATGGCGACCAATTCGGCGTTCAGCGTGCTGGTCGCCGCAAGTGTTTCGGCGGCGAGCGCGGATGAAAGCCCGGACACAACGGCGGTCAATGACGGCAACGCCGCGTTCAACCCCACCGAAATGGATTCTACCTGACTTGCACGCACCAAGAGTTCCGTGGAAATGGCGTTGATCTGGTAAGCGTTTGAACCGACCAGCCCGGCGACCGCGGTGATGGTGACGTATCCGGGTCCAGTGTTAATTGCACCGTGGTTGGTCAAGGCCGTTATGCCGAACGAACCACCGCCACCGCCCGCTCTGTAAGTATTATACCCTCCGCCACCAGCTCCACCCCCCGAATAACCACCGCCGCCTCCTCCACCAACGCTGCCGGTGTTTGATATGGTCGCACCGCCACCACCGAATCCACCAACTAATATCGCATATTTTTGCCCGGGAAGGACGGACGTTTCAGACCCACCCATTCCACCATTCACAAATGATAACCCTCCATCCCCACCCCAACCGGTCCCTCCATTTGTCAATAAACCACCACCTCCCGAACCAGCGCCCCCACCCCCGCCATTTCCATTGATTCCACCGATCCCCAATTCGTTTCCGAACACCGCTTCAATTCCACTCCCACCGGCGCGTCCAGAGGTAGTTGGACTCGCGTCTGCATTAGCACCGCCATTATAGCCGTATCCACCTCCGCCACCGGCAATTATTATGGGGGCTGGCGCCGATTGAGTTCCGCGAACAACAAACGTTCCGCCTCCGCCTGAACCAACCGCCCAGTTGCCGCCACTAACGCCCGGTTGTCCCACTAAAATGCGTATTACTTCACCAGCCGTCAAAGTTGTTGCCAGTTGCACGTCCATTCCTTTACCCCCATTGCCGCCCTGCGCTCCCGCCGCCCGTATCGTGTATTTTCCGGTTGCTGGAACCGTGAACAATTGAATGCCGTTATCATTTTCCATGTTCAAATTGCTAGCAACCTGCGCCCATGCTTCGGTAGAATAGGCGGTTCTAATCTGATCCAATTTCGGGCCGGAACTTCCCGTGACGCCCGCATTCCTAAACGTGTGCGCCGTGAATGGGGCCGCCGCATTCCATGTCGCGCGGGTGGAGGCTTCCGTCAATATCCCCGCATTCAGGACGGAACTTGCGGGAACGAGCACGGATACGCCAGTGCTCACGGCCGCGCTCAGCGAGAGCGCATTGGTGCTCAATGCGGTGGATTCGGCGTTCAACGCGGCCGACAGCGCTTGAATGTTTGTTTGCGCTTGGGTCGTCGCGCCCAAAACCGACGTGGAAACCGAACCCAGCGCGGATCCCCGCCCGATCACTTCGTCGCTCAAGGCCGTGCTCAGCGACGAGTCGGCCAGCGCGAGGGATGCGGCAGCCGAGCTCAGGGCGAGCGAAGCCTGCGACACGGAAATACTGCGCGCGTTGATTTCGGTGGAAATTCCGGTGCTGATGGCGGCGTCGGCTGCAGTCAAGGCCGCCGCCGCGGTGTTCGTGGCTAGGGACAGGGAGGCAGCGCCGGATCCTCGGCTGATCACTTCGTCGCTCAAGACCGTGCTCAGCGACGAGTCGGCCAGCGAGAGGGATGCGGCGCCCGAGCTCCGGGCGAGCGAAGCCTGCGACACGGAACTGCTGCGCGCGCTGATTTCGGTGGAAATTCCGGCGCTGATGGCGGCGTCGGCTGCGCCCAATGATGCCGCCGCGCCCAAAACCGACGCGGAAACCGAATCCAGCGCGGATCCCCGCCCGATCACTTCGGCGCTCAAGGCTGTGCTCAGCGACGAGTCGGTCAGCGCAAAAGATGCGGCAGCCAAGCCCAGGGTGGTTGAAATATGCGACACGTGACTGACGCGCGCCTCAGTTTCCGCAACGATGGAGGCCGACAGCACGGAATTCCCGTTGATGACGGTGGTTGCGAACAAGGGGTCGGCGTCAATTGCGGCCGTGAGTTCCAACAGCGCGCTGAACGTGGAGCCCATGTCGCCGGCAAGCGCGACCACGCTGGAATTGACGTGGTCTTCCGTGGCCACAGCGGCGGCGTTGTATTTGGGTTGGATCGCGAAGTCCCACTGACCCGCGGCGGTCGTGCTCCCCGAAAACGTCATGCCGCCGGACACGTCCAGCCGGTTCGCAACCGTGGCGATCTGCATGGTTGCACTGGTCACGGTTGCGGCGGTTGCATTCGCGGTGGAAATGGCGGCGGTCGCGATGTTGGCCGTTGGAAAGGTGGCGGTTCCCGTGAGGGTGGCGCCGTCTTTCGGTGCCTTGAGCAGGTGCAACGAATCGTCCGCAATGTTTCGGTCGGTGATTTCTTGGTTCAACACCGCGGTCAAGTCGGACAAGTGGGAGATGACGTCCGAATTCACGACGCTTCCAATGACCACGTTTGTGATGAGCGTGCAATTGTAAAACGCCATTTCCCCAATGCTCGCAATGTTTTCCGGAACGGTCAGGGTTCCTTGAAGCGCGACCCCCATAAACGCTTTATTTCCGATGCGGGTCAAATTGGCCGGAAAAAATGTGGGTGAGAGCGGCGTGCTTGAAAACGCCGTTTTGGATTCAAACGCGGACACGCCGATTTCAACGATTTTGTATGCATTGGCCGGAATTCCGTTGCCGTTGTACGTTGTATTCGTGCCGCCGTACACGAGCGGGATTGGAGGAAACGCGCCCCAATTGACGAGAGAGGTTGGATACGTGACTGGATTCACTCCAATGATGGAAAGTGTCTTGCCTGTAACAGACAACACGGCATACGTGAATCGGGTGTCGGTAACGGTTGTCATTTTGGGTTCACCTACACTTGTATTATATCATTTATTTATATAAAAATAAATGAATAAAAATAAGTGGTTCTAAATGCTGCCGCCGCGGTTGAAATACTCGGCGCGGAATTCCAGCATGTGGCTGTCGGGGATGCGCCCCCCCCGCATGAACTCCTCGGGCGTGCGCGTGCCTTCAATTAAATTCACAATCATGAAGAGCGAGTACATGCCGCACTCCGTGCTGCGCTTCTGGTGCTGCTTCCGGTTTTCGTGGTACTTGAACCGGATGCCCAGCTCGCGCCCTTGTTGCGTGACCGTTTTTATAAATTCGCGAATCTCTTTTTGCGGCCGGTCGCCCGTGCTGTCAAAAAAGAAGACGTAGTTGTTGTTGGGCGCAAGGTTGATGAACACCGACACCCAGTGCGCGCCGTCTTCCGTGTGCGGATCCGTGTTGAAAATGACGCCGATTTGGCGCGTGTCCGAATCCGCGTACTTCTTCAGGCTGAAGTTGCAGAGCTCCTCCCACACGCACACGCCGGCCAGCTTGGGCGCGCTGTAATCGCTCGGCGACGGCCCCAAAAACTCAAACGCGGGGAACTTGTCCTCGTACTGCTTCATCACGTTCTCAATCTCTTCGCTGCTCAACCACTCGTCGGGGTCGCGGATCCACGACTTCGGCGCTTCGGGCGCAAACGTCGCGTCGTTGTTCGCAAACGACACGCCGGTGATCTGTTTCAGCCAGCACGCCTCGTTGCGGCACATGCCTTTCATGCGCTCCTTCATCGCCGTCCAAATCTCTTTCGGGTCGTTCGTGTCAATGCGGGCGTCCGGGTGGCGCGCGTTCCAGCCGTCTCTTAATTTGTGCAGCGTCGCGTTGTCGTAGCACGTAAAATAATTCTCCTGAACGGGGCCGCACTTCACCCGTTCAAACTCCTTTGCCTGTTTTCTGCGCCGGGTTTTGGCGGCGGGGTTGGCTTTGGATCCGGTTTTGGATTTGGCTTTGGATTTGGCTTTGGATTTGGATTTGGATCCGGATTTGGATCCGGATTTGGCTTTGGCTATCATGTCCCAAAGATCTGAATTGTGTAATGCGATTATAGTATGCGCACAAATTATTTTATTCACTCATTCGGGGGGATTGGCTTGGTTGGCTTGGTTTGGTTGGCTTGGCTTGGCTTGGTTTGGTTGGCTTGGTTTGGTTGGCTTGGTTGGTTTGGGCTTAATGTCCTTCGTTTTAAATTTGGGGTCGTCCAGGTTGACTTCTTTCAGCTGAGGAATGGGCACGGGATTGCTGCGCTCGGCGGGCGTGGTTTTGATGACGTACGTGTCCAGCGTGGGCACGTGTGCCGACTTGTGCTTGTCAAACGACAGCAATATTTCCAGTTTTTTTTTTGATGAATCGGTCAGAGCATTGGTTGCATTGTCGTCTGCATCATCATTGTCCAAGTCCGTTTCCGCGATGGGGGGCAGATACCCGACGGTAACGCACTCGGCGACGTACTCCTCCTGCAGCGTGTCGTTTTTATCCTTGTTCCTAAAGTGCGTGATGCACGCCTTGGCGTACGCCTCAAACGCCTGCAGCACGAAAATGTCGTTCGCCGTGTCCCCCTTCAGCAAGTCCCGCGTCATTTCGGTAATTCGTTTCTTGTAGAAGCGCTTGGCTTTTTCGTATTTCCCGCTAAGGTCGGCTTCTTTCGCGCGCAAATACCGCTCGTACTGCGGCTGGTTCACCATGAGGTCCAGCGTCACGTGATCCACTGCGTCTAAATTCAGGTTCATTATTTGCATATTATGTGCGAATATGCAAATGCGGGGGATTTAGCGCGATAAAATGCAATAAGCAACTATCCATCCTATAAGGAATTCACCCATTTTGATAAGTGTATGGACAAACGTATTCCCATTTTCTATTTTCCATTGAAATAAAAACACTCTTTTATTGAAGTATAATTGACCAAATTGATAGATGAAATAGACGATTCCCAGTATGCTGTAATAATACGATAATGCACCCAACAATACGTGAATGATTGCGTAATAAAATGGCTTTTCGTAATACAGTGACATAGATTTGTAGTTGTATTTGTTGTATTTGTATTAACAAATTAAAAAAAAGGTTTAACGTCAGATGGCAGGTATGAAAAAAAAGTGTTAGTAGAATAACACATTTACTTACTGCATAATGTAGTCTTCATTGTTCTTCAGTTACCTGCGACATGAACGACGATGTGATTTGCGACGGGACTTCTTGGACTTCTTGGACTTCTTGGACTTCTTACCTCCTCTATGCACGTCACCCACTTTTTTTGCCCATGCCTTATCCGAAAAATAAATGGCACTTGGGGTTTCAATGTCACCAGATGCGGCTTGTTCCCGGGCAAGTGCACTAAAAGCATCCTGTGTACTTTGGTGGAGTGTTTTGTTTTGTTGTAATTGAGCACGTAAATGAGTCTGAAATGCGTCTGCTGCGTTCGGCTTAGCCTTAGCCGACTGCCCAGTAAACATAGGTGCATTTGTTCCTCTATGTGCTACACGGGGGTCATTTGGATCAAAGTCATTTTCCTCTGGAATTTCTCCTGCGAGCTTCGCGGCGAGATCCTTCGCTCTCACCTTGTCGGCGCGAGCTTGCCGGTCTGCTTTGTATGCTGCTACTTCTACGTCTGTGAGCGACATTGTGTGTAAATGGTTATACATTTAGTTAATATAAAAAAGATAAAATGCAAAATAAAAAGATTATTGGTTCAATGAGAACTTGGGTTAATCGCTTAGCCTTGGTTCTCCGATGGGGAGAGGTGCGGAGAACCTTGATTCTCAGCCACATAAACGTCCTTAAGTAGCCGCGCGGACGGGTCCAACGTGCCCTCGCAAAACGGGTGCCTCCAAAAATACGGAATGGTTTCTGCGCGCCCCCTTCCAGGAAAATGACGCTCAAACACGGTTCTATAATAGTAGCTCTCCTTGTCATAAGGCGCGTTGTGCTTAACATCGTCGTTCGCCGCAGTCATGTTGCTCACGCGCTTGTCCACGTGTTCCTGGATGATCTGCACCCAGGTGCGGTCGTGTCCGCTCACGCCGTCGCTGAACGCTTCCTTGCGCCGCCACATCACGTCCTCCGGCAGCAGCCCCTCAAACGCCCGACGCAGCAAGTGCTTTTCCACCGCATGCTCCGCACCGTCGCCGAACCGCTTCATCCACGGCGGCAGGCTCATCACCAACTCCAGGAACGCCTTGTCGGCAAAGGGGACGCGCGCCTCCAGTCCCGCCCCGCTGATGCTTTTGTCCGACCGCAGCAGGTCAAAGCAGCGCACGTCCCGCACCATGCGCGCATTCTCCCGGGCAAACGCGTGGTCGCTGGGCGCCTTCGTGAACCCGCGATACGACCCGAATATCTCGTCGCTCATGTCGCCGCAGAAAATCACCACGTTGTCCGTGTTGTCGTAGATGTACTGGCTGACCAAGTAATTCCCCACCGACGCGCGCACGGTGGTGGTGTCGTAGCTCTCAATCTGGTAAATGGTGGCGTCAATGGCGTCCAAAAACTGCTGCTCCGTCAGGCACACCTCGTGGTGCCGCGTGCCCAGGTGCTCGGCCACGCGCCGCGCCCACTTCAAGTCCACGGAACCCTCCAGGCCGACGGCGTACGTGTCCACCACCACGCCCGGCGGCGAGTGCTTGACCACTAGCGCGGTGACAATGGAGCTGTCCAGACCGCCCGATAAAAGGCAGCCCACGGGGCGCTCGCTCATGAGCCGCTTGCACACCGCGGATTCAAACAAGTCGCGCACCAGGGCGCGCGCCGTTGCTTCCATTGCAGCAGGCAGGGCATTGACGTCGTCCCCCTCGTGCAGCACCGCCGTGCCGAAATTGTAAATATACGGCACGTCCTGCGTCTCGTCCAGAGTAAGATATTTGTAATACGGCCGCAACTGCGTGTCAAACATTGCGCGATCCGTCGCCGTCTTGGACACCGTCATGCAGCACCCGCCGGGGAACTGTTCCACGTGGTCGCAGTGCTGCAGCGCCTTCATTTCGCTCGCAACCGAGATGTCGCCCTCGTAGTCGCTGGAACTGCCGATGTAAAGCGACCGCACGCCGAACGGGTCGCGCGCAACGTGCACCAAGTCCCGCTCTCGGTCCACAAGCACCAGCGAAAACACGCCGTCCAACTCGCGCAGCGTGGCGCACACGTCGCCGTTGAATAACTCATACAAATGAAGGATGACTTCGCAGTCCGACCCGCTCACGCAGTTAAGCCCGTGCTTTCCAATGAGCTGCCGGTGGTTGTAAATCTCGCCGTTGCAAACCAGCTCGCACCCCAACAAGTTGAACGGCTGGTCGCCGGCGGGGGTTAGCCCGTTGATGGCCAGGCGGTGGAACCCGATGCAACGCTGTCCTTCAACCGCGAAGCGGCTCACAACGAAGTGACTGTTGTCGGGACCGCGGTGAGAGATTTTAGCAAAATTTTGTTGCAACCCGTTCAGCGTGTGCATGGGAATGCGATTGTTGGACCCGGACCCGTCATGGATTGATTCGTAATAAAAAATGCCGCACATCGGTTGATAACAATCACACTAATATAACAATAATAAATAATGTGTCGACCTCTTTAAATTATTGTTTAAAACATACATAAATAAATATATTTGCACAATACAATACCGTATCCGTATCCGTATCCGTATCCGTAATCCATCCATCAATGTCTATGCCATTCCAAGAACGATTTTACGGCGTGCCCACCGGCGTGGCGCAGTGTCAGCAGGAACGCACCGAAGAATTAAGCAGGCGCATGCGCGACCGCAACCTTCCGTCGGCGCCGCTGCAGCCGCAACTATGCGCGCGCCCGGTACTGACCAAGTACGCCATCATGCCCATACTGGATCAGCGCAAGGAAGCCACCGTGCCGCTCTCAACCTACCCCGTGTACAACCCGGAACACGTGTTCAACCCGGGAAGCGCGGTGGCTCCGTGGTCGGGCTACGCCACGGCGGTGAACGTGGAATCCACGCTGCGCAACCAGTTTTTCGGACTGCAGCGGTGCGAGCAATCGGAATACGTGCCGTCGTCCAAGAGCGACTTGTACAACGTGCGCATTGACTCGCGCCAAATTCCGCAAACCCATCCGCTCCTATTCCGAACCGAGAAGTTTGCACCCATGAACCCGGACTGCTTCAATTTAGCAAACCGCACCTTCAACAATTCCACGCGCACCGAACTTAAGAACGTGGTTTAGGATCTAATTCTACATTAATATAAATATAATTTAATTATAGTGGCACATAATTAAAAACAACGATGGCTGACGCAGGAGGACCTGGCGACGGCCATTCAAGATCCCCGAATGATGCAGAAAAAAAAGCAGCAAAAGCAAAAAAAGAAAAAAAGGACAGAGTAACAAGACGAAAACTATACGATGAAGCTGCAGATGAAGATGAATTATTGGCGCTAATGGGTGATCTTACATTGAAGGATCCATCCGTGTCCGCGGCGCCTCCTTTGTCCATGCAACCCGTGCATCCTCCCGGGTTTGAGGACTCACTTGCTCTTGCTGTGGCCAGCATAAGACGAATCACAGATGCGAAGAATGCATTAAGGGCATCAGCCCCAGATCCTGCGCTCTATCCCATAGTAAAACTCGTGGCCATATCAATTACGCATGGTTCTTCCATTGGCGAAATGAATTGCCCGGCGCTTCCATATGCCACGCATGATTTTCGCAAGGTGTTTTTTTTTGGGAATGCGGCAGAAAATATATGTTTTAATGACGATAGGTTTAGCGAGTTGTTTGCGTCAAGGAAAAAGCCATTCAAGCCAAATGACGAGACGTTGCGATTGTTGCTTGGAATGGACAGACCTAAGTGTAGATATGAGGACCCAAACGTTTATTTACCCCCAATGGTGTTTACGCTTGAACCGTCAGACACGAGCCCATTTCATGAACACAACCTAATGCGGAAACACTTAATGGGCTTGTATTTATACATAATCAGACGAAGTCCGACAGACCAAACATTATTCATTCAAAAATTGAAGGTTGCTAATTATGATGATTTAGATAAAGACATATACATTACATATTCAATCATATTTGGCAGGTTCCATAGGTATATTAAGGCAAATGCCGAATTGGTCAGCTATATGAGACAAGTCCCAAATCCTCTAACTGTTGGATTTTTTTGTTGCAGAGGGGCGCATTTGCGACAATTGTACAATCCAACCCTGGCTGCAATAACAAACCCTCACACATGTCTTCCCCCATTGCCGATAATTTCAGTTCTTTCAACCTCGGGTGGTTCCTTCTCTCGAACTGCATTTCCTCGGTTGTTTTTACACATCATGTCGCCTGATTACACGTTGGAGAGTTTGCACCAAGGACGACAACCCCTTTTGCGGAGAGGGATGCGCAATGTGACTTGGCAATCGTGTTTGTACAACCTATTCTTTTTTTTCAATATCATAAGCAGAGAATCCGCGGATGCATTGACATCAGTCGCATCATCACAACAAGTTCGGCAACTTTCCACCAATGTTATCCTTGTGTCCGGTGAAAGCCCGCAAGAGGCCATTCGCATATTGAATGGGTTAATCCCTCCAACAATTTATAGAGAGTACATCGTTCAACGTTTGCCAATTTTGCTTGGCATTCACAAAATAATGTCGGTTCTCACAACGTTGACATTCAATAATACGTATGTTGTGTTTGCAAAGGTTTATCCCGCCGAATTTGTTCCAACGGCACCCAGCATTCCAAGTCAAATGGGACATTGGGTTGCAATTGCGCGGTTTAGAGACCACCGGTATTATTATGTGGATGTTCAAACCGGCCAATACATTACCATTATGGATGTAAACGCAATGCCTGATCTATTTGCACCATACGTTGTTATGGATTTATTGTACATTTTAACCGAATTTCCATATTTTCATGGACCGGATGTGTTGAATATGCAATTGCCACAGTTAGAGCAGCCACGGTTAGAGCCACCACCACCACCACCACCACCGTCGTCGTCATCCGATTCCGATGGTGGCAGAATGCGACGAAGAGTCATGAGCAAAAAACGCAAATTTAAATCTAAAATGAAAACTAGAACCAACCGTCGCGCGGTTAAATGAAATGCACGTTTGCCATCATTGCCATCATTAATTATTGCAATTAATGAATAATTAATACATAATTAATACACTAACACGTCATCGTGTATCATTTAAAGCGAGCCGAGCATGGCGCCCACGTAGCCCGAGGTGTAGTAGTACACCACGGCAAAGACGACGGCGTGCACGAGCGCAACCACGTGCTTGGAGCCGTTGGGGGGGATGCGCAGCAGCACGTTGGGGCTGAGCACGTAGAAGAGAAAAACGAGATACAGCAAACTGGAAATGTTGATCATTTTGAAGGGCGGGTTATAACATATCCCAATAAAAAAAATTGGGGGTTGATTAAGTAACATGTTCACCGGTTCTTTTTCATTGTTTTGGGCTTTGAAGCAGCACGGCCGTAATTGTGGTGCTTCATTGTCATTGTCCGCGACATTGTTATCCGCGACGTTGTTATCCGCGGTTGCATCTTGAAATTCGGGTCACTGCCCTTGAAAAACTCGTTCAAGTGTTCCATGATTTTTTTGCTAATGATGCGGTCAATTTCTTGTTCCATCGGGTCCTTTGGAACGTGGGTTGCGCTAAACCGCTGCATGAATTTCGCAACGCGGGGTTGCAAATCGGCCATTTCCAAGTCCGTAGTGGAACGCAATGCAGCCGAGCGCGCAAACCGGTCCATCAATGTTTGCGCGCTCAGCTCATGCACGTAGGGTTTCACGTGGATGTAATACACCTGCCCGTGCTCCATGTGGGAGTGCATTTGGTCGTCCAAGAAGCACACTTCCACGTTGGACGGCAGCTTGGTGCACCGCATCAAATCGTCGTACGTTTTGTCGTGCGTGGTGCGGCCCATTTCTATTATTTTCCCGTTTATCTTGAACGCCGCCACGATTTGGTCGAACAGCGGCGCACCCAGTTTGGCTTCCATGTATTGGATGATGTGCTCCACCCACGCGCGGGGGCCGTTGTTGTTCGTGTACACCATGACCCCGCAGCACTCGTTGGCGTCCTTCTTCAGTTTCAAAAACCGCAGCAAGTCCATGATGTTCGGTCGCAGGAATTCGGGGAATGCGTCCATCAAATGGTTGAAGTGCGCGTATTGAGCCGTTGCGTCATGGTTCCATGCCGTTTGGGTGAGGGCATCGCAAAAAATTCCCAGTTCCACAAAGTAGCCGAGGGTTTCATCCACGTCAAGCACCACTATTCGTTTCTTCGGGGCATCGGACATGATTGGACGACCTAATGCCTAAAACCCAATGCAACGAATAAACTATAATAATTCAATATTTAAAATTGCTGGTTTATTTGTGCGGGTTTCGGCGAAATTAAATTATTTTATATGGATTTAATAGGCATCCCTGTTTTAGAGATTTGGGTTTGATTTGGATTTGGTATTTGGTATTTGGATTTGTATTTAGTTTTGGTTTTCATGAGCAGCATGGCCATGACAAAAACGGATTATGAGAAAATTCTCTCGTATTACAAGATCCCATTTGACAAATTGAGCACCCGCGAGCTAAAACAAACGGCGGAGAACATTTTAGCAACCAAGTTGTGCAAATGCATCAAGGCCGTGGAGAAAAAGGTGGGCACCCAAAATGCGATTGCGATGTGCACCACCAGCGTGTTTGGAAAAAAAGGGTTGAAATACTTTGACATGTCGTGCAAGGGGCGGGCGCAGCTGCACTCCCGCAAAGGGCGAAGGGTTTCCAAAACCCGCAAAAATATTATATTTGCCACATGATATGCACGCATGCTTTTCTTTATTGCAGATCTGGCGCTTAGTTTAGCATTCAAAGCCGGCGCATGGTGTTTGGGGGGCGTCGTCTATCTTGTTAAGCGCGCGTCGCGGCGTGTCCCGGGCGTGGAAGGCGTTGATTGCAACGACGAGTTTATTGTGATTTCGCGGGACGAATATCGTTCGCTGTGCGGGTTGCGTCAGCATCACGCGTCCGACGATTCGTCTGTGCCGTCGTCATCCGACGAGCCGTCGTCGTCGTCCAAGTAATCCATCGCGGTAAGAATGACGCGTTCTTGCTGGCTCAAGCGCTGGAAAATGATGGCTTCATCCATGATGACGTGAAACATGGCGGGACTGGGGTGCGTTTTGCACAGCAGGTGCACCCCCTTTTGCCCGATTTTGATGTCGCAAATGATGGCCCCGCGCGCGAGACAAAGGCGGTCCGGGTTCTTCAAATCAATCCAGCGAATGTACGCCCCGTGCGTGAGTCCGTTTAAATCGTCCACATACCGGTACTCTCTCAACTTGTAAACGTAGTCGGACAGCGTGGTTACATTGAATCCCAGTTGTTGCAGCTGGCGCATTTTTTCTGCGCCGATTTTGCGCGTGGTCAAAGTGGAAACGACCGCGTTGTTTTCATTGTCCAGCGCCTTTTCTAGCGCAGCGTTTGATGTTTTCATGGGGTGTATGCAACGCGTGCATTGTGTTTATATTTTTTATGCAAAATATAAACAATATAAACCTAATGCCCCCATTATTATAGCGCATTATGTTTAGATTCATTCGGACAATTAAAAACATAATGAATTCAATTGAAACTCATTATCATGGATTGGTTCCTGTTAGCGCCCCGCTAGAGCCACAGCCACCGCTAGAGCCACTAGAGCCACAGCCACCGCTAGAGCCACTACCGCTACAGCTAGAGCTAGAACCAGAGATAGGGCCACGGCTAGAGTTAGAGCCACAGCTAGGACCAGAGATAAGGCCACCGCTAGAGTTAGAGTTAGAGCCACAGCCCGAGCCTGTTCCCGATGATTTCAAATACGATTACGAGACCGTGGTGATCCACAAATGGAAAACGGCCGCGACGGACGACGTTGCACCGCTGATAGCAATGATTCGGCAACTGTATTTTTTTTCGGAATGCAGAAAAACGACCATTCGCACCTACACAACGTGCAAGGACGATATCCCGAATTACATTGGTAAAATAAAGCGCCGCCCCGCACTGCACATTGATGTGTCAGACGTGGACGTGCACGATTATCCACAAATGCACGGCCTCTATTACCGGTTGCGCACCATGATCGGCATGTTCCGCATCAACGGGTTCATGGTGCGAGTGGAGCACGCGTTTGACAATTCGCAGATTAAGTCGGAACATTTGGTGGTTTCAAAAATTGCGAAAATTGCGACCAAATCGGACATGGTGGTCGGGTGCGGCATTGACCCAGTGCATCACATTGTTTTGCCGGTGCAGGTGCATTTGAAGAGCATTTGCAAAATACCGGCCAACGTGCGCACCCTGTTTCACCACATTTCATACAGCATACAGCCCGTCGTGCTTCATTCTCAAACGCTGGACGCGTGGTTTAACCGTGCAGTTGTCCCTCCCACCAACGATCAAATCATGCATCTGTGCATTCAAATGGCGGAAGCGCTCGCGTATTTGCACGCGGACGACATTGTGCACGGAGACATCAAGCCCGGAAACACGTTGATAACGCCGTCGCAGTCCCTCTATTTGATTGATTTTGGAATGTCGGGAATTTCGGGGCAGAGCGAGGGCACCGGCGGAACCAAGCCGTTTTGCGCCCCTGAAACGGGAAACGGGTTCAACCTCTCCGTCCAAGATAACGTCTACGCTTGGACAAAAATCCAAAAGCACCACGACGTGTGGTCGTTTGCGCTCACGTTTTTCACGCTCATTGTGTTGCGCAAACCCATTTTTTATCCAAAGGACTACCCGTCCGATTTTTTTGACGGCGGCCACATCAATCCCGTATATTTTGACCGGATTCTGGACGAACCGACGCGTGACTTATTTCGCCGCGCGCTTTGCCCGGCCGAAACCCGCATAAGCGCCGCCGAGTTTTTAAAGGGGGCAAAGCGCCCCCTTACACCCCTAACGGGTCCGTGATGTCCGTAGTGATTGGGGTGATGGCCGTTGTGGCGCTTAAAGCCGTTGTGGCGCTTAAAGCCGTTATTTTTTTTTCAATGGTGTCGCGCTTCACGTTTTGTTGCTGCAGCAACCACATGCACAGCTGGTTCAACACGCTGACGGTGTTCATGTAGGTGCGGTACTTGAAACAGCAGATCGTGGTTGCGTCATCCGAAAACTGCATGCTGCACCACCAATAGGCGGGAATGTAAATGATTTGTCCCGCGCGCAGGTTCACGTCCATCGTCTTAATTTTGTCAAAATCGGCGCGGTACTCGGCCTGCGGGTGCCACGGATTCACGGGCGACCGGAACTCAAAATTGTCGTAGTCGGTCACGGGGTACAAGTACTTGCTGGCGTGGGGGGGAATCAGCCGCATTTTGACGGTGCCGTGCGTCACCAAATAATAATTGCGGTAGTTCAGCTCGTAACGAAGGGGCGTTGCGGTTCCGGGAGACGCGCACATGACGTCATACGCGCATTTGGACACCATGGGCGGGCGCAAAAATGCGTCGTTGTATTTGAACGTTTTGACGAGCCCCGTTTCTTCCAAGAAGTCGCCGTTGTTCTCGCTGATGTAGCGCGATTCTTTGTCGCTGCGGAACGACTCCGCGGCGGCGTGCAGCGTGAGTGGCACGTACAGTTCGGTTGCGTCGGCTTCGTCCGCGGCGTCTTTCACGTTGCGGAGGCGCACGTCAAATGCGCCGTATGTGGCGCGAATTGCACGCAACGTGCACGATTCCATCAGCCGCTCGTTCGCGTAATCAAACAGCACGGGCTGCCGCAAGTCGCACACCTCTTCCAGCTTGTCCTTGGACGGCTGGTCTATTTCGTACACCTCCAAGTCGTTGCTGGTTTTCATGTGAAAATAAATGTGCAAATACAAGAACAATACCACACAGAAAATTAGCACGGCAAACACTGACTGCATTTAAATTGAAGAATTGAATAGAGAGATTCACTAACAATTTATGTGAGTTATTTTTTAAATGCTTATGCGAATGTATGCTTATTTATATGCTACAATAATTTTCATATAAATATTACGAAGGAATGGGGGAGGGGGGGGGGGATTTTCATTCAATCCACCGTTTGCATGGTGGAACTTTCCACCACCTCCAACTGAATGTGGTTCTCATTGTTGCTGTCCTGATCTTCGGGTTCATCACGCTCTAATACCACTGGCACCTCTGATACCAATGGCACTGGCACCTCTGATACCAATGGCACTGGCACCTCTGATACCAATGGCACTGGCACCTCTGATACCAATGGCACTGGCACCTCTGATACCAATGGCACTGGCACCTCTGCCACGATTGCCACGGTTTGCGCGATTGGCGCGATTGGCACGGTTTGCGCGATTGGCGCAGATTGATTCATGCTTTGGCTGAACAGTTTCAGTAACATGACATTCATTTCATTCATGGTCTTTTGCTGCGCGTGGAGCAATTCTCTCAGTTCGCGGTTCTCGTTTTGCACGACATCAATTTGTTCAATGATTTCTGACAAATTGGAGTTGGTCATGATGTTGTCCACAATGCCAGACACAAAATCGTTGTCGGCCATGAGCGCGGGCTTCATTTGTTCTAAATCAAATTCAGATACGACCGGCAATCCAGCCTCAGACAAATATCCGGATTCAATGCAATTCAATCGGTTCTTTATGTCATCTATGCTTTGACTTTGTTGAAACAGCATGGTGTCCATCTGTTTCATGAGGTAAATGGGCGGCGCGGGCCATGCCAGTTCGGCCCTTTTTTGCGCGTGAGGTTGCTGTTGTTGCTGTTGTTGCTGTTGTTGCGCTTGAGAGCGGGCTTGTTGCGGTTGCTGTTGTTGCGCTTGAGGGCGGGCTTGCGGCTGTTGCGCTTGAGGGCGGGCTTGTTGCATTTGCAGCTGCTGTTGCGCGCGTTGCTGCTGTTGCAGCATAAATTGTTGGCGTTGAGCGGGGGTCAAACTTGCTAAAGACGGAGCTGTCATGGGTCGTTGCATCTGTGGTTGTTGCGAAATTGCCGCCACGGGAGGTTGCACTTGATTGGCGCGGCGTTTCTTCGCTGCGGATATGGAAGCAGCGCTACTCATGATTTTGAAGAACTTTTATTATAAATGCACATGACACTATTATTTTATATCGGTTGCGCATTAATGCTATAAAACTAAAAATTGAAATCAATTAAACACTACCCCGCAACCTAACACACAGATCAGTTCCATCAAATCAAACCAATGGTAGAACCAAATTCGTTTCGCTTGTTTGATTTTCAGGTTAGCGACAAGGCATTCAACGTGGGAGGAGGAGGCAGCGGCAGCAGCAGCAGCAGCAGCGGCAGCGGCTACACTAAAAAATTCAACAAGGACAAGAAGCAATTCACCATTCAAATGTTCGGCATCAATGAGCAGGGCAACACGTGCTGCATCATTGTTCGCAATTACGAACCCTTCTTTTACGCAAAGGTTCCGGAAACGTGGGGGTTTGATGCCAAGGCGCGCTTCCTCGCCGACCTGAAAAAAGCGGTCGGAAAATTCAACGAGGACTCCATTTTGACGGACGAGTGCAAGCTCCTGCGCCGCAAAACGCTCTACGGGTTTGACGGCGGCAAGGACCACAAGTTCCTCATGCTGAAATTCAAAAACACGGCCACCATGAACCGCGCGAAAGCCTTGTGGTATATTCGCAAGGGCGAGGATTTGCGCCTGAATCCGCATGGATACAACGACACCCGAATTTACGAGGCCAACATCCCCCCCCTGCTGCGCTACTTCCACATCAAGGACATCAGCCCGTCGGGCTGGGTGCACGTGAAGGGCGACCCCATTGAAACCCAACAACAGAAGCAGTCAACGTGCCAGTATGAATTCTGCGTCGGTCACAAGGACGTCGTTCCGCAACCCGAAAAGGAAACCCTCGTGCCCTACAAAATCATGAGTTTTGACATTGAGGCCAGCAGCAGCCACGGCGATTTCCCCGTCCCCATCAAAACCTACAAAAAACTAGCCGCCAACATTGTGGACGCGTGTTTGAATGATCCCACCGCAGCAACCAAGTCCGAAGTGCAGCGCATGATCCGCACGGCATTTCGTGACCCAAAAAAACCTGCATTGTTCACGCCGTATGACGACATTGAGCGCATTTACACCAAAACCGCGCCCACAATGGAAACTCTGGACGCCATGTTTGAGCGCATGTGGTCCACGCCCATGCAAACGCTGGTGCAAGAGGCCGACCCCGAAGCACTGCATGTGAACACCATTGAGCGCATGTTTGAAAAACAGAAGGCAGACGCTGACGCGGATCAAGGCAATGATGACGACAGTTGCGACAACGACGACGATGATGCAGCAGCCGACGACACCAAAAGCGTGTTTACAACCGCAACTGCATGGTCAAAATCAACCCCAATGGCCGCATCCGCATCCGCATCATCCGCGTCTTCGTCGTCCATTCCAGACATGCTGCATTCCTCCAGCTTGGATCGCGAAACCAAAATCAACCACATGAACGACGCGCTGCTGGTCGTGTTTCCTGCCGTGGAGGGCGACAAGGTCACGTTCATCGGTTCCACCTTCCTGCGATACGGCGACGACCGCCCCTATTTGAACCACTGCCTCGCACTCGGCAGCTGCGACCCCGTGCCTGGCGCCGAGATCGTGAGTTGCAAGACCGAGCGCGCGCTGCTTCAAGCCTGGACCGCCCTTGTCCAGCGCGAGGATCCCGACATCGTCATCGGCTACAACATCTTCGGGTTTGACTACAACTTCATGTTCCGCCGTGCCCTGGAAAACAACGTGGAAGACGATTTCCTCAAGCTGTCGCGCAACGCCGACGAGTTTTGCGGCAAGCGCGATTTCAAAACGGGGCGCGTGGACATTGAACAAACCAGCATCGCCCTCGCCAGCGGCCAGTACGACCTGCACTACATTGCCATGCCCGGTCGCCTGCAGATTGACATGTACAACTACTTTCGCCGCGACTACAACCTCACGTCCTACAAGCTGGACTACGTCGGCTCCTACTTCATCGGCGACAACGTGCTCAAGGTCGAGCACCGCGTGGAAGCCGACGCCGATTCAATAATACCCGACGGCAAGGTGACCAGAATTTTCAGCAAGAACCTCGTCGGCCTGGAAGTCGGCAACTACGTTGCGCTGGAGGAAACCGGGCATTCCACCGACCCCTACAAGGACGGCCAAAAATTCCAGGTCGTCGCAGTCAATCGCGCAGCCGGCCAATTTGACATCATCGGCCACGAGACGCCGGACATCACGCGGCACGTGCGCTGGGGCGTATCCAAGGACGACGTCACCCCGCAGGACATTTTCCGCATGACGAACGAGGGTCCCGGTCCGCGCGCCGTCATTGCCAAGTACTGCATTCAGGATTGCAACCTCGTGCACCACCTCATGAACAAGGTGGACGTCATCACGGGCTACAACGAGATGGCCAAAATTTGCAGCGTGCCCATCAGTTTCCTGGTCATTCGCGGCCAGGGCATCAAGCTGACGAGCTACATGGCCAAAAAGTGCCGCGAGAAAAACACGCTCATGCCCGTCATTGACAAGGGGCCATCCGGCGAGGGCTACGAGGGCGCCATCGTGCTGCCCCCCAAGCGCGGCCTCTACTTGGACAACCCCGTGGCGTGCAACGACTACTCGTCGCTGTATCCGTCATCCATGATCAGCGAGAACCTGTCCCACGACAGCAAGGTGTGGACCAAGGAGTACGATCTGGCCGGCAACTTGGTGCGCGAAACGGGCGAAAAGGATCCGAAAACACGGCAGCACGTGTACGACAACCTGCCCGAATACACATACGTGGACGTGGAATACGACACGTATCGCTGGAAGCCGAACCCGCGCGGCAAGATGGAGAAGCACCTGAGCGGGAAAAAGATGTGCCGGTTTGCGCAGTTCAAACACGGTACCAAAGCCATTCTGCCGTCCATTCTGGAGGAGCTGCTCGCAGCGCGCAAAGCCACGCGCAAGCTGGCGGAGCAGCAGTCCGACCCCTTTATGGCCAACGTGCTGGACAAGCGGCAGCTGGCTTACAAGGTCACCGCAAACTCGCTGTACGGCCAGTGCGGCGCCAAGACCAGCTCGTTCTACGAAGTGGATGTGGCGGCGTCCACGACCGCCACGGGGCGCAAGCTGCTCACGTATGCCAAGCGCATGGTGGAAGAAGTGTACGGGGACGCCGAATGCCAAACGAGCAAATACGGCATCGTGCACACGCGGGCTGAATACGTGTACGGAGACAGTGTGGCGGCACACACTCCAGTGTATGTTCGGTTGGGCGGCGTCATTGACGTTTGTCCCATTGAAGCGCTTGCTGAAAAATACGGAGCCAGTTGGGCACAATGCAAAGAAGAGGGAAAACAAACCAAAGAGGTTTGCGAAATGATGTGCGGGGTGGAAACATGGTCAGAAAAAGGATGGACTCGTCTGCATCGCGTCATTCGTCACGCGCTTGCCCCTCACAAAAAAATGATGAGAATTGTTACTCACACAGGTATTGTTGATGTCACGGACGACCATTCGTTGATTCTGGCAAATGGCGAAGAAATTTCACCAAAAAATGTGGAGATTGGAACAAAATTGCTGCATTCCGCATTGCCGCAGCCACAACCCGCATCCGATGAAGTGCCAGTGATCACTGTTGAACAAGCCAGAGTCATGGGATTCTTCTTTGGAGATGGAAGTTGTGGAGACTACCATTGTGAGTCTGGCAACAAATGTTCATGGGCATTGAACAATGCATCCATGGAATTTGTTCAAAAATATCTTGAGCTTTGCAAAATTGCGTATCCAGATTTGGATTGGACCTACAACGACACTCTGAAAAGCTCGGGAGTGTACAAAATTACTCCAAAGTCAAAAAAATATGGAAGCATCGTGGAATTTGTAAGATCCTACCGGTCCATGATGTATTACCAAAAATGCAAAATCATCCCAACCAGCATCCTCAATGGCACGAGAGAAGTTAGAGAAAGCTTTTGGAACGGCATGTATGATGCTGACGGCGACAAAGCTGACAATGGGAACATTCGGATTGACCAAAAAAATCAAATCAGCTCTGCATGCATATGTTTGTTGGCTCAAAGTCTTGGATGGAAAACATCATTGAACACGCGTTCAGACAAGATGGACATTTACAGAGCGACAATGACAACCGGTGTTCAGAGAAAATGTCCCGATTCCATCAAGAAAATTGTGACGTTGCCATTCCCGGCCGAAGAAAACGCGTATGTGTACGATTTAACCACCGACAACCATCATTTTGCGGCTGGGATTGGAAACATGATTGTGCACAACACGGATTCTGTATTCTACACGTTCAACCTGTCTCACACGGACGGAACCCCCATTCGCGGCAAGCAGGCGTTGGAAATCACGATTGAGCTCGCGCGCCAGGTGGGCGACATGGCCTCCGCGTTCCTGAAGGCGCCGCACGGGTGGGTGTATGAAAAGACGCTCATGCCCTTCGGTTTATTACAGAAGAAGCGCTACTTCGGCATCTTGTACGAGACGGATCCCAACAAGGGAAAGCCGAAGAGCATGGGCATCGTGCTGCGCCGCCGCGACAACGCGCCCATCGTGAAGGACGTGTACGGCGGCCTGATAGACATCCTGACGAAGCAGCAGGACTTGGAGGCAGCCGTGCATTTCGTGCGCGAGTCGCTGCAGTCCCTCGTGGACGAGCGCGTGCCCATGGACAAGCTCATCATCACAAAGTCGCTGCGCTCCACGTACAAGAAACCGCAGCAAATTGCGCACAAGGTGCTGGCGGACCGCATGGGCAAACGCGACCCGGGCAACAAGCCGAGTTCGGGGGACCGCATCCCCTTCGTGTACATCCACAACGCGGACAAGAAGGCGCTGCAGGGGGAGCGCATTGAGACGCCGGACTACATCCGCGCCAAGCGTCTGAAACCGAACTACTCGTTCTACATCACGAACCAGATCATGAAGCCCGTGGCGCAGCTGTTCGGGCTCGTGCTGGAACAAATGACGGCCTTTCGTCGGAAGAAGGCGCGCTTCCTGGAAGAGCTGGAATCCGTGCGGAGCAACTGGACCGACAGCGACGACAAACTGCAGAAGAAGCTGGACGACCTGCGCTTCCGAGAAGTGAAGGAGCTCATATTTAACGACTACCTGCGCCAGGCCGACAACATGGCGAAATCAAATAAGAACATAACGGAATTCTTTAAACCCAAAGGCAAATGAATTGGGAAAATCACAACATCATGCACTTTGCGGCATTATGTAATGTTGTAATGTTAATATTTTTTTCATGCAATGCCCTCCAATTAATCCAAGTCATCAATGTTGCTAGGACCGTTTGGCGCCCCTCCGTTTGGCGCCCCTCCGTTTGGCGCCCCTCCGTTTGGCCTTGGCCTATCGCTCATCAAATCAAATGAAAACACGACCGAATTGTCATCCACTGCGTTCAATTCAAATCCTGGAATGTTTGCACTGTTTCGCAGCAGTTCGTTGTAAAACGTATTGATGTTAATTTCAGATTCCAGCGGAATGTCAATGCGACTACGCGATTCTGGTTCTTGTCCCGGGTCTCTTTCTTGTTCTCCTTGTTCTCCTTGTTCTCCTTGTTCTCCTTCTTGTTCTCGCGCTTGTACTGGTCCGGACAACAAATTGTGTCTGCATGTGGGGCACGTGTTGTTTATGCGCAACCATTGCGCCAAGCTGGTTGGATTAAATATGTGCCCGCAATGCCGAATGCGCGCCACTCGTTGCGTGGGTTCAAACACATCGTGCGTGATTGAACATATGGTGTTCATTGGATTGACAATGGTTCCAAACAATGCATATTGAATCCGATCGTTCAACTGTGCCTGGGTCAGCCTAGGTTCTTCCAATGGCCGAGTGATTAGTCCAAATAATGCGTTTATTATGCTATTCTCTAATCGGGTTGTTGTCCCTTGGTCGCTTAATGGCTGCTGCGCTTGCGGCTGCTGTCTTAGTGGCTGCTGCGCTTGCGGCTGCTGCGCTTGTGACTGCTGTCTTAGTGGCTGCTGCGCTTGCGCTTGCTGCGCTTGTGCTTGTGGCTGCTGCCTTAACGGTGGTGGGGGTGGGATAAACGTCCACGGTTGCATATTTTGCGCGCCATGCAGGGACTGTACCAATGCATTGAACATGTAATTTGCATGATAAGTGAAATGCGCGTAGCTTTGAATCAAGCTTTCGTGCATGGCAAACAATCGGGCATTATGAAATGGAATACTATCGTTGTATGCATACCCTGGTTGTTGGCTCTGGCTCTGGCTCTGGCTCTGGCTCTGGCTCTGGCTCTGGCTCTGGCTCTGGCTCTGGCTCTGGTTCCTCCTCTCATTCGTTCTGTTCCGGTTCTGACGAAAACGTGGCATGGCGTGGCGTGTATATAATGAATTTATTGTCATTTTTTTAAGCATTAAATAAATGATAAACATAAACCAGACAGCAGCACTGTAAAAAACGAATACCTACAGTGAGTTTCGATCTCACTACCCCCGAGTTAGATAACCATCCGATCATTCGGACTATGCTCAATGTGAATTGTGCATGGTCAATTGGTTTGTTCAGACGATGTTTAGGTCCCGGTGCTCTTCCATTGTAGCTATGCAGGTCAAATTTGAATACTTTGCGTTACACAAAGGCTCTGGTGCACTGAATGCACCTGTGCGAAGTTGTTGTTGTTGTTATACCACCTGCCGGTATCGATCCAGCATTGTTCTTTTAATGAGAAAGAGATAACCATCAGTAGTTCGGACCGTATGGGTCAAATGTGTAACCGACGATGTTTAACATCCGCCATGGAGGTGGTTTAATTGGGTGCTCCGTTTTACGTCCAGCTTGACGGCATGGATCTGTGGAGGGGGGAGGGTGTGAGTTGATGAGTGGATGAGTGGATGAGTGGATGAGTGGGTGGGGTGCCTTATGCGCTTCTGTAAAGCACATGAATGAGTGAGTTTGTACCGGTGGCAGGTTTCGATCCTGCGACCTTCCGCTTTAGGGCATAACCATCAGTAATTCGGACCTTTATACAAGGACGAAGGATGCGACCGACGATGTTTTAAGACGCGCTTCCTCTGCGCCACACCGGTAACGTGAATGCTCCGTTTTACGTCCAGCTTGACGCCAGGGAACTGGGAAGTGAGGGAAGTGTGAGTGGGTGAGGTGCCTTTGTGCACCTTGTGCGCTTCTGTAAAGCACACGAATGAGTAAGATATTCCGGCGACAGGTTTCGATCCTGTGACCTTCCGCTTATAAGGCGATAACCATCAGTCTTTCGGACCTTTATGCAAGGACGAAGGATACGACCGACGATGTTGTAGATGCTCTGCCGCTGAGCTACACCGGAATTATGAGATTGTGAATGCTCCGTTTTACGTCCAGCTTGACGGTCTGAGAAGGGGAGGGAAGTGTGAGTGGGTGTCCGAGCCGTGCCTTTGTGCAGCTTGTGCGCTTCTGTAAAGCACACGAATGCGTAATATACCGCCTACAGGTGTTGATCCTGTGACCTCAGGGTTATGAACCACTGCGCTCTTCCGTTAAGCTAAAGCGGTGATAAGGTGCTCCAGTGCCTCAGGGAACTACGTTCCCCGAACCCCTCATCGGAGTTATGAGCCCGCAAAGTGAAACGGCGCTCTTCCGCTGAGCTAAGGGGGTTTGAAAGTTGCTCCAGTGCCTTGATGCACCGATGCGATGTGTGATGAATACCGGCAACCCGTTTCGATCGAGTGACCTCGGAGTTATGAGCCCCGCGCGCTAACCTCTGCGCCATGCCGGTGAAAGGCTCCGTTTTACGTCCAGCTTGACGGCGGGAACTGGGGAACTGGGGGTGCTGAAAATTCGCAGGGGGGTTTGCAGGGTTTGAACCCGCACCCTCTCAACATGGAACGTTAGAACATGTTCTTGTTCTTGCTTGGAACCACTGAGCCATGACGACCTGCTTGAAACCCTCGCATCAGAATGGGTATAGTAAGATGACGCCTAATGGAAATTTTCGGTGGTGGAACTGTATGTGAAGAATTTGTAAAAGAAGTACACACAAATTAGTAGCAAATAAATGGCATAAAATAAAATTAAAGATTTATTTGACACGTACTTAACCGAATAATTCGCGGCAATGGTGGCAAATATAAAGTAACTAATCACAATAATTATGGCCGAATCCAATTGGACATTGCCGGATTTCCAATAAGCGTAGACCGCGCCCAATGACAGGGGTGGTAAAATCGCCAACAGCGTTGTTCCTGCCGCGGTTTTATAACTGGATGCGACCCCCGACAGTAACAATCCGGGAATGATTACATTTGAACCCGATGTTCCTAAACTCCCCCCCACGATTCCGGCCACAATGCCAATAATTACAACGTAGATATATTGGATTCCAGCTAGCATTGGTGATTTGGGGGGGGGGTTATACTATATGGTTATTATGTTATTGGGGTTATTGGGGTTATTACACATTTCATTCATTGTGTAATAAAAAAAACAAGCGGTGGTTTCATTTGTGTTTCTCAATTTGAATGTTTTTGATGAACCCTTTTATTATTTTTTTTTGCGCCGCATCATCATTCTCAATGTTTTTGTACAGCTCCTTGCACAGCGCCAAGTACTCGGTCTGCAGCTTCTCTTTGGTTTCCCACCCCGGGTGCGCATGTATCCAGTCTTGAATGCGCTTGATTTGATAGCACGACGTCAGATAAATGAATTTCTTGATGTTGGCGCCGTCGTCGTCCTTGATCCATTCATCCGCCTTCACGTACATGGTTTCGCGCTTGGCGTCCGTGCAGTGAATGGGCCGCTTGTGCACGTCCATGCCCCGCAGGTTGTTCACGATGATGGAGCTGACCCCTTCAATGATGCCGTTCGTCTTTGTAAATTCCAGATCTTCCAATGTTATGTTGAGAGATTTCACAAAATCACTGAGTTTAATGGCGTCCTTGCACTCCGTGTTTAAAAACACCTGCAGGTTGAATTGTTGATTATTGGTGGTGTTATTCGTGTTATTTATCACCGTATTTCTCTCTTTACTCAACTCTATGATCTGTGATTGCAGCGTTTTGTTCTGATCCATGAGTTGCTCCACCATCTTCATCATGAAATCGCTGGTTGTAGTTGGGGGTGTGGTTGGGGTTGAAGTTGATGCAGTAGTGGATGCAGTAGTTGATGCAGTAGTTGATGCAGTAGTGGATGCACTGGCTGGATTATTCAGTTTTTTTATGCGCTTGGTGGTGATTTGTTCTTCCATTTCACACATGATTGCAAGGCTGCTTGTCGGTTCCATTGTTTTTAAAGCGGTTGCTTTTTGCGCGCACTTCTGCTCATGGTACCACAAACTGTTTCGGGCGTCGTATCCCTTTCCACAATGTGGACATTCAAATGCTTTTTTTGGATCCATAATTTCGCATTTTTTCTCATGATACCATTTGCCGGATCGGGTTGTAAAAGTTTTGGGACAGTGGCCACATTTGTAGTTGGCAACAGGGGGAACCGTGCATGCCTTCATGTGATGCCACAAGCTGTTCTTTAATGCATACACTTTTCCACAATTGTTGCATGCAAAAGATTCTTTCTCCATCACACAATGTAATCCAATGCAATATATTGTTCATGCACATTATATTTATATTATTTTCACTGCATTGAATAAGTTGTTCTATGATATTCTATCATTTTACACAATCAAATGCCACATGATATGCCATGTCATATGCGATCAATGCGAGTGGACACATGCCTACATAACCCATCAAAACGTTGAATGCGTTGAATAATTTGTTCTAATCGGGTTGAAAAAAACGTTCTAGCGTTAAAGGTTTTGTTCTAAAAACTCAAAAATACATAGAACGTTTTTTTCAACGCCTGGTGCCTTTTTTTAAGCTTTTTTTGGGCCGAAAAATGCACCGTTGGGGTCCTCCAATTTCGCGTGACCATTATGCTCTCCGAATTACCACATATATTACATGATTTAATTTTGTTATATTTCGATTTACTTTGTTCAAGACTCGAAAAAATTTCCAGGAAATGGACAAAAAAAATGTCCTAAAATCGATATGTCAAAACCTTTTTGCACAAAAACGCGCGGCGCTAGGTGATTTGCGGAACTTTTTCGGGCGGGGAATAATGGCACCATGATGGTGCGATAATTTTGCAATGTTGCCATTGTCTCAATTTGATCTAGAGAGAAAATGGTATAAAAATAGGCATATAAAGGAATGCGTGTAGTGTATGCATGATCCCCGAAAACAACCCCATGAGCAACGTCACTCTTTCAATCCTTCCCGCGATACACATTGAGGGTGCAAGCTACCACAATTCAAAGGACATGCTGACCCTGAATCCCGGATTTTTCAAGGGGGTCACAACAAACCCTCGCCGAATCATAGACCGAAAGAAGATTCCCGCGACCGATTATTTGTACGTAACAATGGAAAAGGGAAAGGGGTGGAACCTTTCCACCGACAAATGCAAAAAGGCGCAACTGTTGATATCCACGAATTGGATAAACGCGAACCGGTTTTTTGGCATAACAGGCGCACCGAGTGTAGCCGTAAACGAAGTGATGAGCGCAAGCGCAGAAAACAAAGTGATGAATGAAGTAGAAGCAGAAAACAAAGTCATGAATGAAGTGGCAGAGGACGCTCCACCGATCCTATACCTAAGTGATGCTGAAAAATTCCATGATGTGGATGGACGCGTCATTGAAATTGAAACAAGAGGAGAAAGACACGAAGACAATATTTATTTCAAGGTGAAACATGTCAGCATTGGGTTTGAAATGCCAAGTTTGAATCATGTTTTGGTTAACATGGAGGGAGGATACAATCGCGGGATTGATTACATCACGTTTAATCGATACACACAAAATGTATCGAAAAACACGAATAAACTATCAAGCACGACATTGTATCTAACATATGAAGGGTTGTTGCGTGTTTTATTCGTGTCCCGAAACAAAAATGCAACCCTTTTCAGAAAATGGGCAACTCAGATGCTCTTCACAACCCAGATGGGTTCAAAGGAGCAAAAAGTGAAGCTGGGCACCGACCTTTGCAACATTTCGCTCAAAACATACAAGGCTATATTTAAAAGTCACACGTCCAATTTCCCGTCCATTTATTTGTTGTCGCTTGGCAAGGTGCGCGATGTGCGCGCGACATTTGGAATCAGCGACCCCATTCCGGACGACTCGGTGGTTTACAAATACGGATTCACCCGGGACTTTGCTCGTCGCATCGGAGAGCATCAACAAGCGTATTCCAAGCTGCCGGGCGTGACGGTGGACGTGAAGTGGTTTCAAAACATAGACATCAAGTACTTGTCGGAAGCGGAAAATGAAGTGGAAGAGGAATGCAGCGCGTACGGAACGCGGCTGTGCGTCCCGGGCTACAATGAGTTGATTGTGTTGAACGACAAACAATTTGAGCACATGCAAAAATCGTACCGTCGCATTGGGAAGGAGTATGCAGGGGCGACTGCGGAGCTGAATGAAACGATTGCAGTGTTGCGTTCCGAAATCAAGGACATGCAGATGCAGCACAAGCACGCCCTGTTGGAAAAGGACATGGTGATTCAACGGCTGACGATGCAGAACGAAATGAGCGCTCTAAAAGAAGACAACCTTAAACTGCAACTCCAAATTTATCAAAAATAAATGGGATGTATATGTGTTGTGTGTGTTTGTGATGTGTGTGTTCATTTTAATGTGAATTTCTCTCGTTTGATAATGTTGAAAGATGTAAAGAGATGCAACGCATGTGGTGCATCTGCCGGATGACGGCACTCACCCAATGCATTTGGAACCATCATGTAATGTGGAGGAAGAGAGATATTCATGTGATATTCATGGGATGTAATGAAACCATTACATCGCATCGCATCATAACGCATATATTCATTTAAAAAAGGTGCATAAACACAAGTCGCTGAATGAAACCATTGATTCCATTCGATATGACCGAAGCATTTGAGGCGTACAAGGGAAAGGGACTGAGCGGTCTGGGCAACATGGGCAACACGTGCTACGTGAACGCGTGCCTGCAAATTCTGTCGCACACGTACGAGTTCAATGAGTTTCTCTCGAAGAACGGCGGCGAGTACAAGGCGCGCCTGAACCGCAAGGTGGATTCCGTGCTGCTGCACGAGTGGGACAAGCTGCGCGCGATGCTGTGGTCCACCAACTGCATCATCGCGCCGGGCGGCTTTGTGTCGGCGATGCAGAAGATTGCCCGGATCAAGCACATGGACCTGTTTTCCGGGTTTCAGCAGAACGACGTGGCCGAGTTCCTGATGTTTTTGATGGACTGCTTCCACACCGCGCTGTCCCGCGAGGTGGAGATGAATGTGCGCGGGGTTGCGCGCAACGCCACCGACCGCGCGGCCAAGGAGTGCTACGACATGATGTCGGACATGTACCAAAAGCAGTACTCGGAAGTGCTGAATATTTTTTACGGGGTGCAGGTGTCGCTGATTGAAGCCGCCGAAACGCCCGCGGCGGGGTCATGCGATGCGGTGTTGAGCACGAAGCCGGAGCCCTTCTGCATTTTGAACCTGTCGTTTCCGAGCCACCATGCGAATGCATTTAGGGTGGTGTCGCTGTTTGATTGCCTGGATCACCATTGCGCGTCCGAGGTGTTGAGCGGGGACAACGCGTGGTTTAACGAAGCCACGGGCAAGAAGCAGGACGTGCAAAAGCGGCTGTCGTTTTGGAGCCTGCCGAACGTGTTCATCGTCGTGTTGAAACGCTTTGAAATGAATGCGCGGGGGCACGCGCGGAAAATACAAGTGCCGATAGAAGTGCCGTGCGACCGCGCCGATTTTTCCAAGTACGTGCACGGGTACAATCGGGCGAGCTACGTGTACGAATTGTTCGGGGTGTGCAACCATCACGGTGCGTCGCCGATGGGCGGGCACTACACCGCCACGATCCGAAACGCAAACGGCAAATGGTACGGCTGCAACGACACCCATGTGAAGGAGGTGCCGTTGGCGTCAAACGAATCCATTATCAGCAATTTGCCGTACTGTTTGTTTTATCGCAAGGTCAAAAACAACAACCGCAATAATAATAATATTTCATAATTTTATACATAATCGCCAACCCTTCAACCGCATTTGTGCTTCCAATGAACGTGTCGTATGATTCGGTGACCGGCATTGGTCAAAACCCGCTGGAATATATTAACGCGGCCACGAGCACCAGCACCAACGGGAAGCTCATAATGATTGCGGTGCTGACCGTCACCATATTCCTTTATTACATGGTGTTTTCCACCATGCCGGGCGGAACGGGGACCAGCGGTCCCATCGGCGCCGGCAGCAGCGGCGCCAAGCTGCTGGAAGTCATCATGTGGGGCACGTTCATTGTGCTGCTGATGGTCAACGGGTACCAGTACTTTTTCAACGTGAACATTGTCGCCAGCGTGCAGGACTTGTTCAGCGACAAGCCGAAAGTGGACATTGTGGTGCAGCAGCCGGAGGGCGACTCCGAAACCACCGTGCCCGAACTGCGGTACTTCAAGCAAGTGTTTCACGTGCCGGGCAACGAGTACACGTACGACGATGCGAAGGACGTGTGCAAGGCGTTTGACGCGCGGCTGGCGTCGTACGACGAAGTGGAGAAGGCGTACGGCAACGGCGCACAATGGTGCAGCTACGGCTGGTCGGACAACCAGATGGCGCTGTTTCCCACGCAGAAAAACACGTGGAGCCGGCTGCAGAATATTAAGGGGCACGAAAACGATTGCGGGCGTCCGGGCATCAACGGCGGCTTCATTGCGAACCCGGACGTGCGGTTCGGCATCAACTGCTACGGGTTCAAGCCGCAAATCACGGCCGCGGAGGCGGACGACATGAAAACCGCCTCCATTTATCCCAAGACGCTGAAGGACGTGGAGAAGCAGCAACGAGTGGCGTATTGGCAGACGAAGCTGAGCGACATCCTGGTGTCGCCGTTCAACAACGACGTGTGGAGCGCTTAAAACAATAAACAATAAACCATATATTGCAATTGGATTGAAACTTAATTGCAATATAATCACGCCGGCCGGATTGGTTAGTTACATGGGGCGTATCAACCCAACCGCGGAGGTTGTGGGGCGTGTTCCGAAGAATCCAGTGCAGGGTTGAACCGCCTTGCAATTGGTGGTGCATGGAGCCGAACATTTCCAAATCAAACCAGAGGAAAATGACGATCCTGGTGCTGCTGCTGCTGCTGCTCTTGGTGCTGCTGTCATTGGTGCTACTGCGATTGGTGCTATCATTGTGATTGGGGTTAATATATAATCTATATAATCTCGCATAATATTTTATTTTTAAATTGAAATACTCAATGCATATACTAATTTTAAACATCCCGTGGTGCAACGCGTTTAGTATGTGTTTTTTTCGCGCGCGATTGCGAGCGCCGTTTTTTGGTGGTGCGCTTAATTGGTGCCTTCGTAAACTTGTTAAACGGGTCACAAACGAACGCGCATTCGGACGCCATTCCAAAGTCGTTCTCGTCGTCGGAGTCGCAGTTGCACATGGGCCTAGACAGCGCATTATATGCAACGGGTGGTGTGTGCGGCAGCCACAATGCAAAGGGGGAAATCAGGTGCTTAATACTGGTCATATTGGAGGGGTGTATTAATATACTATTATAATTTTTAAACCTATATAAATGCAATGCATTATGTAAGCACAATGCAACCAATGCAACCAATGCAACCAATGCAACCAATGCAACCAATGCAACCAATGAATCGCTATTCGGACATTCGCGTTCAGATGGTTGGGTCCACGCAGTGGGTGCCGGCTCCCCCGGACTGGGCGGCGGCGTATCTGCATTACAAAGCCCGTCCCATGTACGCCCCCGAGGTCCCCTCCAATTACGAAAACCGGTTTCTCGTGTATCGCGAGGAAAACAACCACTACATGCCGACCCGCATCCAGTGCTCGGACACGGGGGACGTGTATCCCATCGTGGACTGCGCCGACGTGAGGGTTTTTTTGCAGGATGCGGAGCCGGTGAATTGGTACCCCGCGCGCAACTACCAGATGTGGGCCTTCCGCGACTTCATATACGATCCGGCGCGCCCCGAGCGCAAGTTTTACGCGTCCAAGTACTCGTCGCACCTGTTTTTCCAGCGAGGTTCGTCCAACCGAACCGTGACCGACATTGATTTGGACGGCCTGCAGCCCAACATTATTTTCTCCCTCTCTCGGAACGAGAATGGGAGCGTGTATTACGAGAGAAATGACGCGCACGGCACGCGGGTGCGGATCTGCGACCACGAGGGCGCGCGCGCCGGGTTCCGCGGGTTTTACACCCGCATCACCATGGATCCGGGCATGATTGTCACGCCACCGCAAGCGGTGGCACAAGCAGCGCAGCCAATTCCGCCAATGCCTTCATACACGGCGTCCTCATTGCAGCTGCAGCTGCAGCTGCCGCCCGGAATCAGCACAGTGCAGACCAGTGTGGAGGAGGACCAGTGCATCCTGTGCTATGAAAACGCGAAGAACATTAGGTTCAGTCCGTGCGCGCACAACATTGCGTGCAGCGAGTGCTACCTGAAGTTGATGAAGCCGCGCGAGTGCCCGGTGTGCAAGCAGGCCATTGAATCGTTGATTGGACGCCTTTAAATTACAATTAATAGTTATCCGGCGTTGTTTGCGTTTATAACAATCAAATACGAGAGAAACAGGCCAAAGAAATTCTTGGCAAACAGGTCCAGCACGTTGTAGATCGTATTTTTCAGGGTGTAAGGCAGCACGGCAACAATGCCGTACAAGGACCAGAACACCAGGAAGTAGGCATAAATTTTCATACTGGTAGTATCATTATTCTCATAATTAACAAATATCTCGTAAATGAGGTAGAAATAGGCGATGAACGGCGCGAACCCGAGGGCAACGCCGGCGACCAGTGGAATGGCGCCCACCTCGCCTAAATACCCGAACAACAGCATGAGCCAATTCAGGCCTACAATCTGCGCAATGGGTGCCGCATTTTCTCTCAAAATTTGGAGCAAGGAAAGCGAATCATTGCCTTTGCCTGACCCATTGACCGAATTCAAGTAAATGATGTACGCGATCAGCGTGACGAGCATGGTGGGTGTGGTGAGCGCCCAGTCGGCGTAGCGTTTGGGCGTGATGTTTTTCACGCGATCAATGTTTTTATACAGCCAGACATAAAATGCGCCTTCCACGGCCTGCACCGCAACTTCTAAACCGAGGAGCTGCCGGATGAGCGCCATGCCGGGCGGGGTTTTGACGAAGAGCGCCAGCACTTCAATGACGCCGGTTATTACTTGCACCACGATGGAAAACAGCAGCGACGAGTGCAAAATGGACTTCATTTTAAATGCTAATAATATATGCTAATATATGCTAATATATGCTAATATATGATGTTATAATTCATCATATATACGGGAACATTAGGAGGTGCCCGTGCGGCGTATTTCGGGCACCAGTTTTGCGGCGGCGTCGCGTTTGGCGCGAATGTGCTGCATGATGGCGGCAGCTTGCTGCGGAGGGCAGCACTCGCCCAGCGCCTCGCCCAAGAATGCGAGCGTGAGTGCGGGTGGTTGTTTCACGTTGAATGCGAATTTGAGCGTGCCTTCCTTTATGCGGACGGTAGCGTGCGACAAATTATTGTTTGCCACGTGCGCAAGGATGCTGGATTCCACGACGTTGCGGGAGTCGCGCAACTCGCGCACTTGGTCATTGATCTGCTTGACGGTGTTGTCAAGCTGCACCCAGCGCTGAATGCGCTGTTCTAACGTCAGTCCCGATAACGTGAGTCCCGATAACGTCAGTCCCGATAACGTCAGTCCTGATGAAACCGATTCTGATTGAGACATTAGTTGTTATTATTATTATTATGAATTTATTATTGTGATAAATAATAAATATTTATATAGTTATTTGATTATTTAATCGAGGCTGAGGGCAGCAGCTATGACAGAAGCCGGTGCGTCGGCGTATTCGCCACTGAGAATGCGAGCGAGTGTTTCTTCTTCATCTAATTTTTTTTGACGTGCTGTTGCAACATTTGCTGCAATCTGTGCTCTTTTTACAGCTAGATTGTGAGCTTTCACATCTGCCGACGATTGGGCGTGAAGTGCGGCCGCTTGGGCTGGGGTAAAACCTGAATGACTTGCAGCAATATCCATGGGAGGCATTTCGTCTTCTATTTCACTCACGCCAAATAACCCATGACCCGTATCTCTAAATTTGCCTTCATGCACCACGGTCCCATCAGGTTTGGTGAGAATACCTGGTCCTGTAATTTTATCTTTATTGAAAACTCCCTCATAAACGTCTCCGTTTACAAACGTCATCTTGCCTAATCCCTGCTTATGGCCATAATGTAGATGGCCATCATAAACGCCTTTAGGCGTAGTGTATTTTCCCCGTCCATGTGGAGCATCCTCCGCGAATTCGCCTTCATAAACGGCTCCATTTGCGTAGTTAATTGTACCGACTCCAGATTTATTGCCGTCATTGAACTCCCCAACAAATACGGTTCCATCTGGAAAGGTCATTGTGCCTCTCCCGTGCGGGTTCAAGTTAGAATTGCAAGGGCCCACATAAGTGTGTTTATCAGTATGTTTATCAGTATACTTAATTATAGCATCTCCTTTAATTCTTGTTGGTTTTTCAAAATCACCAGTTATTGTTTTGTCAGGGTACTTTTTTGTTAATATCACACCTCCAACGCGCCTTAGTGACCGTCGCTTAAATCGCTTTGCACGACGTTTTGTTTTATTCAGTTTCATTTATATTATGCAATAATTTAATTGATATAAAATGAAAATGAAAGTGTTATTTGGATTTTTGGGTGCGGTGGCGACGCATTTTGCGTCTAGATTTACGACGACCGCCTTTGTTTTTGCTTATTGACGCCTGACGTTGTGCAGCAATCTCAGCTTTCCTTGCAGCTAATCGTGCAAGCTGTTCTTGTTTTTTTAATGCTGCTAGTTCCTCTTGCGGGATAGGAACAAGAGGTGGCATGACACCGAAATCAGCATCAATTTCAACTATGCCAAGTTCATGACCGACCTCGCGGAACATACCACTAATTATTGGACCACCATTCTCTTCGTCGGCAAGTGTTCCTATGCCATCAATCATACCCGAACCATCGTAGTTTGGCGTCCTGAAAGTTGCAAAAAATAAGGCGCAATCTCCAGCCGGGCGGCCCAGCATTGTCGCGAGCTCGCGCGAAATGAGCCGCTGGCTCACTGTAAGCGGTGGAGCATGATGACAATCATCAACCACGCATTGGACCTGCATGAGGATATTTCCAATTGGTCTGTTTCCTTCTACCCGACCCTCGAAATATTGACCATGGAGCATGATGCCTCTTCCATTCCCGTGCGGGTTGTCATTCTGCCATTCACCCTCGTACCACGTCCCATCTGACCAGTTACACTTGCCGGTCCCATCCCTCATGTCATTTCGGAAATTGCCTACGTATTCTGAACCGTTTGCCGCATTGAAGTAGCGCTTTGCAGCTCCGTGCCGTTCTCCCCTAGCATTCAAATGGCCATGATATTCATCTCCATTAGGATAAGTTAAATTTTGCATGCGTTTGTGGCTCATTCTTTAATTTGATTATTGTATACACATGTCATATAATAATTTAAAAACTGATTTTATGCGCGGCGTGGCATAAATTGATAAAATAAATCATTGTAATGGATTTGATGATTTATTTATTTATTTATGTTTTTTTTTGCGTGCGCGCGTTAAATGCTTACTGACCGCCGCAGCCGATCTCCAGCGGCACGCGCATCAGGTCGGGGGCGATGGTGGTGTTGTTCCAAGGACCGACGTTGAGCTGGGGGTTGGGGGGCTCGGAGCGAACTTGGAGGTTGGCGTTGCGCAGGGTGTTGCCGATGGTGTCAATGCCGATGAGGGCGCCGGCGCTGAGCAGGTTGACTCCCTTAAGATCGCCGGCACCGGTGGGGTTGAGCTGGGCCCACTGGCTGTTGACGTCCTTGGGCAGGAGCTCCATGGGGTCCACGGTTTGCTGGGGGGTGCAGCTGGGGGGCAGCCCGTGCATGGTGGTGCCGGCACCGTTGGAGGGTGCGTACTGAATGTTTTCTAAACCAGTTGCGGGGTGCACGTTGCCGATGTCGGCGGTGTGTTGGCCGGCGGCCTGTTGGTAGTACTGCTTGCGCTTCTGGGCGGACATTTGGTTGGGGTTAACCAGCGCCATGCCTTCGGACGAAGCCTTATACTGAGACAACCCCCAATACAAAACGATTGCTCCTAAAATTATCACAGCAAAGTGATTTTTGAGCATGTATAATAAATTGTTCATTGTGTTTTGTTTGTTATATAAAATTGATGATAAAATATTTTTTTGTTTTAACTTTTATTATTTATTGCATGAATTCGCTGTTATTATCGCTGTAATCGCTGTTATCGCTGTTGTCATCGCTGTCGCTGTCTTCCAGCATGTGCGCCGATTTGATTTGTTTGGCTTCTAAATATGCGGCAATCGCACCCTTCTTAAGATCCTTGGCCTTTTGTTTTGCGTTGCGGTACATGTTGTAATACACTTCGGTTGGCTTTTTTAGTTTGAGGTGCATGTGTTCCAGTTCTTCTAAAACATCCAAATTTATTTCTTGAAGCACATTGGAATCATTGGATGAATTTACATTCACATTTACATTGGTTGAACTGGTTGCAGTTACATTTACATTTACATTGTCTGAACTGGCTGCAGTTACATTTACATTGTCTGAACTGGCTGCATGTACATCTTGCAACACATCGGCATCACTAAGCGGAGTATTACTAAGCGGAGTATTAACAAGAGCAGTAGTACTAAGCGGAGTATTAACAAGAGCAGTAGTGCTAAGCGGAGTATTAACAAGAGCAGTAGTACTAAGCGCAGCGTCAAGAGGAGTATTAACAAGAGCAGTAGTACTAAGCGCAGCGTCAAGAGGAGTATTAACAAGATCAGTAGTACTAACAAGATCAGTAGTAACAATATCAGTAGTAACAGGCGCGGCATTGGGTTTACGGATGACGCACGCTTGAAAAATGGGCACGTTGGACACGAGCAGCACTTGCTTGAGCGCCACTTCCAGCTGAAAACTGCGCGACGTGAACTTGATGCCCTGGAATTCAAGCACGGTGTACATTTGATGTTCCGCCTTAATGTGATCCACCGACACGGGGCGCTCGTTTTCGTCAAACACGGAGCAGGAGCAGGACTGGGTTTTGGCGGGTTGGATGTGGGCTCGTATCAAGTAGTGCTTGCCGCCCTTGTACGGGCGAACCGGGGACGTGAACCCTGCTTCAATGTCCGATTTTTCTAGGTCGGCGCTAATCCACGCGTTGCGTTTTTCGTAAATGAGGCGAACGGCGTCTGCTTCCAGCGCCTCCAGCCATTCCAAAAACGTCACGTCGTTGCTGCTGAACATGAGGTCAATGTAGGGTCGCTTTCCGGGAACCACGGCTTGGCGCGACGTGCATTTTGGTGTTTGAATGTAGAGGGGGGAGTCCTTGTAGTACAGCATGGCAAAGTAAGCGCCGCCCTGCAGACCGTTCGGGGGGGCTAAATGCAGCCGGCTGTGTTCAAATGCGGCATCGGGCAAATGCACTTGGTCTGACATGTAATGTATTGTGAAGTATTTGGGGGGTTGCTGTTGGAGCATTTAGAGAAAATAAACACGCAGGAATGACGTATATTTTTTAGCACAATGATATAAAAAATATAAAAACAAACTTCCAACTCCAACTCCAACTCCAACTCCAACTTCAACTCCACCTTCAGACTTCAGCCTACCCCCCTTCCAAAAAAATGATGCGAGAGAAGATCATTGAGCAGTGCCTGCAAGTGATGAAGCGCGACGATGTGAAGCGCGAATTGAAACAGCTGTTCCATCCCGTAATTGACGTGATTATGCAAGAAATTTATCCCTACATTTATCTCTCGGTCATATTCGTGCTGATCAGTTTTTTTCTCACGCTCGGCATCTTCGTGCTGCTGATGCGCATGCACGTTTATGGTCGGGTCAACGTCAACTGATGGTGGCATCGTCGGTGGGTCCATCTGTCAGGTACCGAAAGTTTAAACCAACTATGATGGCGTGAATGCTTGCGACCAACAGCAGACCCGTGAGCCACGTGGATCCCGACGCCTGATTTAAAACATATCCCGACATGTACGAAAACAAAATGATGATTTCGGCAAACACCCAGAAAGAGTCGGACGTGAGGTCAATATTGTTGCTGTCAATGAGCGTGATGCGGGATGCATTCATGACGATGGATGCCGTATAGACCATCAACGTTGTAAAAACGACAAAAATTCCGAATTTAGGCGGGGCGTCCGGTGATGAAACTAAAAACCAAATCATGCACGCTAAATACAGCGCGATGCATGAATCCCGAATGATGGAAGAAGCTGCGGTCATGCTGCCCCCGGTTGCACCGTCCATGATCATTTTGATGAAGAATCCGGCAACCGGAAAATAATTCAGCGTTTTCAACAGCGCCGGGCGATTAGCGTTCATTTGATTATTATAATGATTATATATTTTTAAAAAAGGCGTGCGATAAAGTATTAAAAATAAACATGCGCATGTAATATATAGACATATAGACCCATACACATGAGCAAGTACGTGCTAAAAAACGACCACCCGCTCATTCCGAGGGAGCAAACGTTTTCCGTGAATCGCAAGCTGATCACCGTGCATTCGGAAGACCGCGACATCAACAAGTGGCCGAACGCCAACCACTTTGAGCTGCAGCTGCCGCAAACCTACACCAGCGTGGAAACGATTGCGCTGGTGGAGTACAGTTTCCCCACGTACTACTACACGTTTTCAAATGAAGCCCAAAACACCAAAATCACGTTCACGGCAAACATTTCAATGGCAGGATACGGCCAGACAGATCCCATCGTTGTCACAATTTCGCCGGGGTTTTACAGTCCGACTCAGCTGGCCGCCGAGATGCAGAACCAGCTGAATTTGGCGGTTCGTGCATTGTTACCGTCCTTGTCCGCGTATGACAATTTCCGGGTGTTTTACGACGAGGTGCGCCAACGGCTGCTGTTCGGCAACACGTCGGACGCGTTCACGTTCGTTTACAGCGCGTCCGAAAGCTACGACGAGGAGCCGTGTTATGCGCCGTGCGCATCCGTGCAGGCGCAGGCGCCGAGTCCGAGCGCCACCATTCGCTGGAACCAGTACACGAACTGGGGGCTGGGATACAACCTGGGGTTCGTCAAGTGCTTGCCGAACGAGTGCGGCAGTAATCCCTCGCCCAACAACGCGATCGCAGCCGCGGTGCCGAGCAGTCAGCGCGTGAATTACGTTCTGACCGGGTACGAGTGGCTCACGGTTTCACCGGGGGCGACGGGCTACGTGCTGGTGCCGCCGAACCCGCCCAGCCTGAACGGGCACTCGGACATGTACGTGGAGATTGACAAGTACAACTACTTGGACGAAATGCAGCCGTATTCGGCGCACACGAGCAGCAGCCGGAACAACGATTACAACGGCGTCGTGAACGCGGCGTTTGCCAAAATCCCGCTGCGGACCAAGCCGACCAAGATTGTGTCCTCGTTGGAGTACATGTACGGGGACGAACCGCAGGACACCACGCAGGGGTTCGCCACGTTTTTCCCGCCGCTGGACAAGCTGAGCAAGCTCAAGTTCAAATTCCGGTACCACGACGGCACGTTGGTGAATTTCGGCGGGCAGAACTTCAGCTTCACGGTGGCGCTGTACACGTACCGCGACGAGATTGCGCGATCCAAGCAGCTGCGCGCGCCGTTTGTGCTTTCATCGTAGTAATTCAGGGATGCTGTGTCGTGAAATTGTGCATCACGTTCTGTTCAGTGTCCCAAAATTCGGTGACGACGCTAGAATAGTTGTTGTTGTTGTTTGCGGTAAACGTGTGCGACGTGAAACCGGTAACGACTTTTGACCATATGCTGCGACCGACTGTGTGATTGGTGTGGTTGGCGCGGTTGGTGTTGTCGCCATTGCCGCCATTGCCGCCTATGATGACCATCCCCCCCGCGCCGGTTGTCATGTATTTCGGATCGTTGTGGATGGAATAGTGCTCCAAGTTGTGGGTGTGTCCATTCAGGTACAAATGCACCCGAGGGTCGCTTATCAGCGCCTGAAAGTTTTCCACATTAATTTCGTCTGCCTTGTGATGCCCCAGCACAAACACCCATTCATTGTCGGCATCAATGGAATCCAGCGTGGCGCGGAACCAGGCGAGCTGCGCCGTGCAGTTTTGCTGCACGATGTTTTCATGGAAGCGGCACACATCCGGAACGGGTTCGCAGGTGGGGTATTGCAGTCCGCAGGGGTCCCATTTTGCGCGGTCGTTGCCCCTGTAGTCCGCAACGCACGGGTTGGTGTCCAGCGCAATGACGTTCAACACGAGTCCATTGTTGAGGTCCGCGCGCCGGTGGTAATACCGCGCGTCCATGACCCAGTTAGGAATGGTTTGGTTCAGCCACAGCTGCGCATCGGGATTAAAGCCGTAGTCGTGGTTTCCCAAGATGCTGTACCAAGGCAACTGAATGGATCCAAACAAGCCGACAAAATCTTCGTTGATTTGCGGGTCGCTGCCGTTTTGAATCCCGCAATAATAAAAATTGTCCCCCGTGTTCAACACGAGCCGGGGGGTGTTCGCCTTAACATAGGACTGCATTGCGGCGGCGGTGTTCTGCGCATTTTTCAAATGGTACCCGCCCAGCGCGGCGGATCCCCAATCCCCCACGGAGAGAATGTGGACGTCGTCGGCCGCGGTTAGCGCCAGAACCAGCGCAAGTATGTTAAATGTGCTACGCATGTATGTGGTATGTGGTATGTGGTATGTGGTATGTGGTGCATGTAACACAATGAGAAATTTATTTGCGGACCCCCCGCGTTATTTCCTTTTCACCGGTACGGTGGCGGACCACGCCTCTAGCAAACGCAGATCGCACGTTTTCCAGTCTTCTTTGAATCCGCGCAGGGACACAAAGGCGGGGGTCGTCATTTTTTGATTTTTGTAATAAATGTAGGTGCCGTATTGTCCGGTGCGCACGCTGGTGTGTGCGTTGATTTCGCGCAAAATGGACGGGTTCGTATTGGTCGGGTTCGTCGTAGTGGTCGGGTTCGTAGTAGCGGACGATTCAATGTGGCGCACTGCATCGTCGTAAGAGCACGGCACTTCGTCCACATCCCCTGTTTTGTTTTTAAGATGGGAGAGAGATTTTTTTTGATCTCCCCATGTCAAATACGGCCCGTATTTTCCGGTGCGCAGGAAGAGGTCGGCGCCGTTGTATTTTCCGAGAAGTTTGCACAAGCCCGCTGTGCCCGCTGTGCCCGCGGTTTCCTTCTCTGGTTTATCCTTCGCGCTTGGAGGCAATGCAGTCAGCAGGCGATCCACGCATGAAAGGCAGTCGGCGCACACGTCGCTCCACGGTTTGTGGCCGGACGCCACTTGGTCCAGTTGTTGTTCCATGCGCTTGGTGTAATCGTAGTCAAACAGCTCGGCAAAATGGGCGCACAGGAAGGCGATCACTGTGCGACCGAGGGGTTGAATGACCAGCCGGTTTTTTTCGGCGCCGAATTCGCGCTCTTCCGCGGACTGGCTGAGAACGCCGCCGTCCAGTTCATAATGAATTCCGCGAACGCGCCGCCCGGGCACGTCCTGTTTCGCAACGTAGCCGCGCTCCTGAATTTTGTGCACGAGGCTGGCAAAGGTGGAGGGGCGGCCGATGCCGCGCTCTTCCAGCACGCTGACGAGGGACGCCTCCGAGTAGTGCGACTTCAGGTCGTGCAGGTGCATGCGGGACTGCAGCTTGTTGTATTTTATGCCGGAGTCGGGGACAACGGCCTGCAAAAAAGACCAGCCGTTGGTTGCGTTGTTTTCATCCGTTTTGGCCGGCGAAACGATGCGCCAGCCCGCAAATTCGGTGCGTTCTGCCGAGTGCCGGTACTCGCGCTCTTCGGGCGCGGTGATGCAGGAAGTCAGCGTGCTTCCCGTGCACGGCGCCATGCACGTTTCTGCCGAGTGCCGCCAAATCATGCGATACAGGCGCTGCTCTTTTGGGGTGAGCGTGCCGGGCACTTCAAGGCAGTGCAGCGACGTGACGTGCACCGCTTCGTGGGCTTCCTGCGGTTTCACGGCTTCCACGACATCTTCCGCCGGGTCCACGGCAATGACTGCATTCATGGCCGTCGCCTTTTTCTTTTTCACCACAATGCGTTTCTTTTTATCGGGTTTGGGAATAACCGCATCCTCCTCCTTCTCCTCCTCCTCTCGCTTGTTGTATTTGTCGCCCCATTTTTCGGCGATGTAGGCGCGGGCGTGCTCCAAGAACGGCGCCGAATACGCGCGGCTGTCGGTGCGCGGATACGTGATGTAGCCGCCCTCGTACAAGTGCTGGCACGCCAGCATGGTGTCGGCGGGTGAAAAGTGCAGCTCGTTGCTGGCCTGCTGCTGCAGCGCGCACGTGGTGAACGGCAGCGGCGCGGCTTTAGAAAACGGGTGCATTTTCGGCGCGCGAATGACGTGCTGAAACTCGGCGGACGCGTGCAAGAATGCGGCGCAGGCTTCGGCGTCATCGTGCCCCTTGGTCAGCTCGTACTTCAAATTCAGCTTGGTGAAGTAGCCCACGGTGTCATACACCGCCCGGCCTTGAGCCGCGTCAATGGCGCACTGGTTGTCGTATAGTAGGCGCAGGGCGGGCGTCTGACATCGGCCGGCGGACAGCGACGAGCCTTGCCCGTGCACGCGAACATGGTTCCACAGCGTGGGCGTGATTTTGAACCCGACCAGCATGTCCAGCGCTTGGCGGGCGATTTGCGCGTGCACGGCGTCCATGTTGAGCAGCTGCGGCGACTGAATGGCGCGCTCCAGCGCGGGCTGGGTGATTTCGTTGAACACGACGCGCTTGGTGGTGGCAACGGGGAGGCCGAACAAGCAGCACGCGTGGTACGCAATGCCGGCGCCTTCGCGGTCGTTGTCCGTCATGAGGTACGTCTCCTTGCACTCCGCAACGAGCGCCCGTATTTTGTCAATCTGGGCTTTCTTGGAGTCCACCGCGTGGAACTGGGGCACGGCGGCAAACGCGGTGTCAATGTCGGCCAAGCCGACGAGCTCCCGGAGGTGCCCGAACGTGGCCGCGCACACGTACTTGTCCGCGCCCAAATGGCCCACAATGGTGCTGCATTTGGCGGGAGATTCCACGATGAGCAATATTTTGTTTCTGTTTCGGGAGGATGACATTTTACGAATACATACAATGCAATGCATTGTATATTTTATATTGATTTTGCGCATATTAGCAAAGTTTTTAATTTGGTGGATGCGTCGCCTTGAACTGCTTCCACGACACCTTTTTTGGAGCGGGCAAAGAATCCGACGAATCCGAAGAAGCCGAAGACCCCGCATGCTGTTTGTCCAGTTTTTCCGATTTCTTTAGCGCGCTGTCAATGTAAATTTGTTTGAGCAGGCTGCCGACTTCAACCGACGCTTCATGCTGCCCCACTTTGCCGTCTTCAATCATTTTTAGGACGCCCAGCAGTCGCCCTAAAATGTCCAAATCAATTTCATCCTTTTTCACCTTGTTGAAAATGTCGGTGTAGTTGTTGAACAGAAAGGTGCACCTGTTCACGCACATCATGTCAAACTGCTCGGGATTGGTTTTAGCCAAGCGCGCGTAATTGTGTTTCAAATTGATCAGGGTGGCAACATCGGCGTGAATGAGCATGCTGTGCCGCAGTTCGCGTATTTGAGAGGTGTTGTCGGCGGCATCGTTTGCCTGAATCATTTTTTCCAACTGGAGGCGGTCCATGCTGTTCATGCTGTTCATTTTGTAATTGCACAATATATATTATTACAATGCGCCAGTTTTAAATGCTTTTTAAAATATATAGTTCTATATTACATATCATATCGTATCGTGTAAATGACTCCAGCACCAACTGCAACTGCAAATCCATATGCGGCGGTAATTGCCACCCCCACGGTTCATTCTTCAACCGGAGGCACCGCCATGCCTGCAACCGTTTCCACTGTCACGGGTAGCAGCGTGATTGCTGCCGGTCAAGAACGAAGCGCTGCGCACAATGCGGTTGTATTGGGACAATCGGGCAGAAAAGTGAGTGGAGGGTCCAAGCGCAAGTGCAAGTGCAAGTCCAAGCGCAAGTCCAAGTCCAAGTGCAAGTCCAAGTCCAAGTGCAAGTCCAAGTCCAAGTGCAAGTGCAAGCGCAAGCGGTCCATGTCCAGGCGTGGGGGGTTTCCGAGTGCGAGTCCCACTCCATCGGTTATGCCCGTGCCGCAATTTGCAGGAGCGCATAATGCTGGCGCAAACGCAAACAGCTTGGCTAGCAATCGCGTGTTGACAAATGCTGCAGCGCAGCGCGCATTCGACAATCCGGATGCTCCTGCATCCTACACCAAGGTGTCATAATGCATAATGCATAATGCATCCAACTTCAAAATAAAATTATATTTGGATTTTATAGTGATACATAAATTAAAATGTCAGGCAATGAAACAGTCGCGCCACCAGTTGCGCCGCCACCAGTCGCGCCACCGGTTGTGTTCAAGTCCAACCCGCCATCCAAAATATCAACGTACGCGCAAGCGCTGTTGATCATAGCGTATTATGTGGGTTTGGACGTTGGGTTGGCCATGCTGATTATGATTAAGCATGTCAAGGACAACTGGCCGGCGTACAAGTGCAGCACCAATTACATGATGACCGCATCGTTTTTTGGGTTCGACGCCGAAACGAACTTTCAGCAGTGCATGCAAACCATGCAGTCGGGGTTCATGACGGTGTTGATGGAACCCGCGAATTATTTAATGTCGGCCACCACCAGCACCATTGGCGGCCTGTCGTCCAGCTTGAACGACGTTCGCGGCTTTATGAACGATTTTAGAACGAATTTAACGGGCAGCATCCAAAACATTTTCGGGGTGTTCCTGAACATGCTGACCCAGATTCAAGTCATGGTGATTAAAATCAAGGACATGATGGCCAAAAACATTGGCATCATGACGACCATGATGTACACGCTGGACACGAGCATGCAAACCATGCAAAACACGTGGGCCGGACCCATCGGCGGCGCGGTGCGCGCTCTTTAGACGCGACACGGTGCGCGCCCTTTAGACGCGACGCGACGCGGAACAGAAAAAACAAATAACGATATTTATTAATAAGAAAATATGGAAGACGCAGCATCCTGGGTGTCGTTTTTATACAAGAACAAAGTGCAGGACGATTACGTGCACGATTTGCTGTGGGCCGTGCTCATCGTTTTTGCATTTTGTTGCGCGAACGCGTATTTAAAAATACGCGCCAACGCGAAAATGATCCGCGTTAATTGGCTTGATTACCGGTGCAATCCCGCATACATTCCGTTTGCGGGAATCATTATGAAACCGGGCGGTTCGTTCCACGATCAAATCCAGTTCACAAACGAAAATTTTGAGTACTGCGTGCAAAACGAGTTGAAGTCCATTTCGTCCACGTTCATGGATCCGCTGTATTACGCGCAATCGGTTGCAATGAGCACGTTGCACGGCATTGCAACCGCGCTGGATGCGATGCGCACGCTGATCAACAGCATACGGGACGCGCTGTCGTCCATCATTGCAGACATAATGGGGCGCGTGCTGAACGTGATGCAGCCGGTGGTCGGCCTCCTATTGAATGCGCGCGACCTGATGGGAAAAATTCAAGGCATCATGACTGCGTCCTTGTACACCCTGTATGGCACGTACGACACCATTCAGTCGGGGTTGAACTCGATTTTTGAAATTATAGTGATCATTTTGATTGCAATGGGTGCGGCGATTGTTTTGCTGTGGTTGATTCCGTTTTTTGGCATTGCCGCTGCAATTGCCATGACGGCCGTATTTGTTGCCATTGCCATTCCAATGGGCATCATTGCGCATTTTTTGGCGGAAACCATGCACATCCAGGGTCTGTCGCTGGTTCCGTCTCCACCTTCTCGTGGTTAAGCCCGCTTTTTATTGCAATAATAAAAAATATTAATATTTTTATTATATATAATCGTCATTTCAACTTATTATCTATTATCTTATTATTTCTCATGGAATTGAAGATTCTCGGATATCATGCGCGCGTTGAACTCATCGCGCTGTTTGTGGTGATTGGGATCATTTTAGGGTCCCATTTGTTCTGCAGCTGCACCTCTTTTTCCATCGGCGGCATGCCGTCCGACGTGGGCAGCGTGATTAAGGAAGCGTTTACGCAGCAAACCATGCTGGGGTCGGACGATTATGGCGCCCCCCTGAATTACAGCATGGACACCGGCACTCCGAACGGCGGTTGGGAAAACGCGGCTCGCAACTATGCGAGACAGGTGGGCAACCAAGACAACACCAAGTCGGGACAGTATTACAAGGGCGGCCCCATCCCCCTGCCCCCCGGCGAACTCCTCATTTTTGCCCAGAACGAGGTCAAGCCGGAGTGCTGCCCCAGCTACTACTCGTCCAGCACCGGGTGCGTGTGCACCAGTCAAAAGCAGTGGGACTATTTGAACCAGCGCGGCGGAAACCGCACGCTGAACACCGAGTTTTAAACGAAACCGACCGAATAATAATAATATAGTGAAATTTCATAACGCAACACGCAACACGCAACACGCAACACGCAACACGCAACACAATCCAATGAGTTCTTCCACCACTTCTGTGGCTCTGTCATCAACGGCGGCTTCGGGGGGAGCAGCCATGTTGTGCGCGCCCGCATTAACGTACCTCGTCATCTCCCTCTTGGCAGTCGTCGTGTCTTGGATTCAAAACGCTGGAAACACTCAAGTGTATTCCGCGGGGCACGTGTCGGCTCCGGTTCAAAACACGACCTACGTGTTCGTTTTGAAAATAATGTGGTTCCTGTTTTGGACCTGGATTTTGAACACGCTGTGCAACAAAGGGTATAAAACCGTGGCATGGGTGCTAGTGGCCATCCCGTTTTTGGTGTTTTTTACGATCATGTTTGGATTGGCAAACATGATGGTGCGCGGTTCGCCGTCACCCGCGGCGCCGTCACCCGTGGCGCCGTCCGCGCCTCGTCACCGCCAGGCCGCTACCCAGCAGCCAACCGCAAACGAGCACGTTTATGGTAACAATGGAAACAATGGAAACAATGGAAACAATGCCGACAAGGTCGCGTTTTATCCAAACCAAACCAACACGCAGTATTCCAGTTATGCCAGTTATGACGCCAACTTGGACAACCGCGCCAAGTTTTTGAACCGCGAGTCCAAGGGGCTGGTGCAGCCACAGCCGCATCAATAAGTAATTAAAAAACACATAAAATAAAAAATGTTATATTTTTATTTTAATTTGCAAATGCATGACACCTTACCCACACCCCCAACGGGAACCGTGGTTCCCTACTATAAATACAGGTTCATGTTGGGGCGGTCGGAGTCGTTCTTTTTGATGAGCTTGTCCACCACTTCTCGGCTCACACCGTAAGGAAACGACACCTCCAGCGAGGTTTCCTTGTTGTCAAACAGCTGCGTGCCGGGGCGCATGAGCCGGTGCAGGTTCAACTTTGTGTAAACGGTTTCCAAGCAGCGCTTCAAATTGCGCACACCCGCCTCCTTCAGAGTGTGCTGTTCCACCATGTATTCCACGACGGTGTCGGGAATGACGATGTCGCCCTCGGCGAAAGCGACCTCGGTGCGAATGCGCGGAATCAAGTAGTTCTGCGCAATGAACGTCTTGTCCTTGGTGCTGTAGCCCGTGGTCCGAATCTTGTACATGCGATCCAGCAGCACGGGGTTGACGCGGCTCTCGTCGTTGTAGCTGAAGATGAAGAGGCACTTGCTCAAGTCAAACGCCACCTCCGAAAAGTACTTGTCGTGAAACTGCGAATTCTGCGACGTGTCGGTCAAGTGCGTGAGGATGCCGACGATTTCCTCGCCCTTGGACGTCTCGCTGATCTTGTCCAGCTCGTCAAAGTAGATGACCGGGTTGCTGGATTTGCATCGGATGAGAATGTCCACGATTTTGCCCCACATGCTGCCCTCATACGTGTAGGAGTGCCCCTCCAGGAAGCTGCTGTCGGTGGCGCCTCCCAGCGCAATGAACGCAAAATCGCGCCCCAGAATTTTGCTGATGCCTTCCTTGACCAGCGACGTCTTTCCCGTGCCGGGGGGGCCGTGGATGGCAACGGCGGTGCCGATGGCGGCGGGATTCGCGATCCACTGTCCCACCATCTGCATGATCTGCATTTTGGCGTCGTTGAGGCCGTAGACTGCGGTGTCCAGATGGGTTTTGGCGGCGGTCATGAACTCGTGGCATTTATCCACGCCGTCCGCAATGGTGATGGGGAGATTTTTGTTTCGGTTGAAGGGGATCTGCATGAAGGCATCCACCCAGTTCTTCAACTTGCAGTACTCGCCGCAGCCCGGCTCCATGTATTGCAGCATGCCAACCTTGCGCAGGGCGACGGCCTTCATGTCGCGCGGAATGTCGGACTCCAGCAGTGTCAACTTGTACGGTTTTTCAATTGCAGTCACCTTGGTGACTTCGTTCAATTCGTCAATGAGTGCGCGCTGCTCCTGGATGGTGAGGTGCTTCTTGAAGTAATCCAAGTCGTTCGTGGAACTCTTTCTGCGCAGCAGCTTGCGAAACTTCTTGGAATTTTTGCGTTTCTGCTTGTGCGTAAGTTCGTCCATTTCCTTCTTGATTTTTTCCTCGGATTCCTTGAGAGTTTTCAGCTGATTCGACACGACGCGGTTTGTTTTGTCCTTGACCAGCATTCCTTCGTAGGTTGCGCGCAACGATTGCATCATGGTCAATTCGTCCGTGTATTTCTGCTGCAAGGCTTCCAATGCTTCGCAATCCTCTTCTTCTTCATCGTCGGATGACGAAGAATAACTGTCGTCATCCTCATATTCATCGTCGTCCTCGTAGTCTTCATCGTCGTCTTCATCGTCGTCTTCATCGTATTCGCTGTCGTCGGGAACGTAGTCTTCGTCGCTGTCGTCGTCGTGGTTCTCGGGTTCGTCGGCGGCATGCGTTATCTTTTTATTGCCGAAATCTAGACGCCTGGAAATGGCGTCATCCGATCTTTTTGGCTCAACGTGGATGATGATGTTGAAGTTCTGTTTCTGTTTTTCAGGGGCGGCTGGTGCCTTTTTTGTAGCCTTTGATGATGGCGCTGGGGTTGATGGCGCTGAGGTTGATGGCACTGGGGGTGATGGCACTCTTGCATTTGCCTTTGTGGCCGTGGTTGTGGATGTGGTGGATGTGGTTGTGGATGTGGATGTGGCTGTGGTTGCCTTTGCTGCATTTGCTTTTGTTGACGTTGTTGCGGTTGTTGCCGGTGGTGGCAATATTGGGGAGTCCGTTCCCGAGAATGCATTTTCAAGGATTGCATTCACGATTGCATCATCGGGGTTGGATCCATTTTGAATGTTTGTCGTAGACGTAGACGCGGCAGCAGATGATGCAGATGCAAGCCGTTTCAGTTTTTCGGTCATGTAAGTTGAAGGGAACAAATCAGACAACAGACGATTCACTTCCAATCGGTCATACGAGTTGTCCTTCTCTGCCTTCTCTGCTATTTTTTTAGATTTGGGTTTTGGTTCTTTTTGAAGTTTGGTTGATGACACCGGTTCGGGGGTTACCACTGGTTCGGTGGTGGTTACCACTGGTTCGGTGGTGGTTACCACTGGTTCGGTTGTTGGCGCAATGGAACCGTCGTCCAGGTCATTGTCGGTGGTGGCATCGCTGTCGGGTGACGGGGGTTGGGGCGGTGCATTGGGATCCGGACCGAAACTGCCGTTCTTGTAAACGCGGGCAGCATCTTCTTTCTTTGATTTGGCAACTCGCTTCTTCGGCACGGTTGAAATGTAGACGGGCATGGCTTCTTTGTTCTTTGTAAGTAATCAGTGCATTGTGTTTATATTTCAATTTTTGTTTTCAATTTTTTTCATAAATCCATTCCCAAATCCATTCCCAAATCCATTTGTGGAGTTTGGCGGGTTTCAATAAAAATTGATTGCAAAAACAATCTAAATATTATTTAGTAAGTATAAGGAGGATTCTATCATTTTTAAGACACGCACACACACACGCCACACACGCTCAACGTAACAATGGCGTCCTCATCCTCAATCAAACCCCGAGTATCCAAAATCGTTGGCATTCAATTTAGTATGCTGTCCCCCGAAGAAATCAGAAAAGGATCGGTCACAGAAATTACGAGTCGCGACACGTATGTGGGGAACAAGCCCGTCATCGGCGGATTGTTTTGCCCGTACATGGGCGTGTCCGAGCCGGGCATGCTTTGTCCCACCGATGGGCTGGACTACATGACCACGCCCGGGTATTTCGGCCGCATTGAATTGGCCGCCCCGGTGTTTTATTACCAGCATTTGGCCACCGTGCACAAGATTCTGCGATGCGTTTGCATCAAATGCAGCCGACTGCTCATCAGCAAGGATGCGCACAAGCAAGCGCTGAAAATGCTGCCGGACGAGCGTTGGTCGTACGTGTTCGGCGTGGCGAGCAAGGTGAAGCGCTGCGGCGACGACAATGAAGACGGCTGCGGCTGTCTCATGCCCAAAAAAATAAAGAAGGAAAATTTGGCCACGCTGATCGCCGAGTGGGAAAGCGACGGCATCAAGGGCATATCCGAGGAAGACGCCAAAAAAATGAACATGTTGCTCACCCCGGACATTGTGCTCAAAATATTTCGCAGGATCAGCGACGACGACGTGTCGTTCATGGGGTTCAGTCCCGCGTTTTCGCGTCCGGACTGGATGATTTGCCAGGTGTTGGCGGTTCCCCCGCCGGCGGTGCGCCCTTCCATCAAAATGGACGGCCAGCAGCGCAGCGAGGACGACCTCACGCACATCATCGTCAACATCGTCAAGGCAAACAAGACGCTGCAGGAGAAAATACGCGACGGCGCGCAGGCCAACATCATCGCCGACTGGCACACGGTTCTGCAGTACTACTGCGCCACGCTGGTGGACAACAACATTCCGGGCGCGGCACCCGTGGCGCAGCGTTCCGGACGCCCGCTCAAATCCATCAAGGAGCGCTTGAACGGCAAGGGCGGTCGCGTGCGCGGCAACCTCATGGGCAAGCGCGTGGACTTTTCGGCGCGTTCCGTCATCACGCCCGACCCCAACCTGTCCATTCGGGAGCTCGGCGTGCCGCTCAAGATTGCGAAGAACATCACGAAGCCGGTGGTGGTGAACGACATGAACCGCCGCTTTTTAACCAAACTGGTGCGCAACGGGCCGGAGGAGTACCCGGGCGCGAAGATTCTGGAGCGCAAGGGCGGCGAGAACATTTCGCTGCGGTACGCCGACCGCGATAACATCGTGCTTTACAACGGCGACATTGTGCACCGCCACATGATGGACGGCGATGGCGTGCTGTTCAACCGTCAGCCCACGCTGCACCGCATGAGCATGATGTGTCACATTGCGCGCATCATGCGCCAGGGCGACACGTTCCGCATGAACGTCGGCGACACCAAGCCGTACAATGCCGATTTTGACGGCGACGAAATGAACATGCACATGCCGCAGGACGAGGAAGCCGAGGCGGAGCTGAAGAACCTGGCAGCCGTGCCGTACCAAATCATCAGCCCGGCGAAAAATCAGTCCATCATCGGCATCTTCCAGGACTCGCTGCTCGGTTCCTATCGGTTGACCCGCCCGGGCGTGTCGTTTACGCCGCGCGATGCCATGAACCTGCTCATGGCGTACGGCGGCGTCAACGAGGGACTATTCGCTTCTCACGCGGAGCGCATCACCAGTTTCCAAATCCTGTCGCAGATCATGCCCGCATTCACCATGAAATACAAGACCAAGGGCTTCGGCGAAAACGACGACTTTGCGACGTCGCCCGGCGTGCTGGAGATCATGGACGGCAAGTATTTGCGCGGGCAGCTGGACAAGGACGTGCTCGGCGGGGGCAGCAACGGCCTCATCACGCGCACCTGCAACGACTTCGGCAACATGGCGGCGTCCGACTTCATTGACAACCTGCAGAACATTGTCACGGAGTACATGAAGGGCAGCGCCTACAGCGTCGGCATCAGCGACCTCATTGCCAATCGCAGCACGAACGAGCAAATCGCGCAGTCCATCACGGCGAAAAAGAAGGAGGTGAAGAACTTGATTGATCAGACGTATCTCGGCATCTTTGAGAACGCGACGGGCAACACCAACGAGGACGAGTTTGAGTTCCAGGTCACCAACATTTTGAACAAGGCCACGAACGACTCCGGCAAAATCGGGCTGAAGAGCTTGGACAAGGACAACCGCTTCGTCACCATGGTCAAGGCCGGTTCCAAGGGCAGCGACTTGAACATTTCGCAGATGATTGCGTGCCTCGGACAGCAGCTCATTGACGGCAAGCGCATCCCCTACGGGTTTGAGAACCGCACGCTGCCGCACTTCACGAAATACGACGACTCCCCGGGCGCGCGCGGCTTCGTGGAGAACTCCTTCATTTCGGGGCTCACGCCGGAGGAGCTCTTCTTTCACGCCATGGGTGGCCGCGTGGGTCTCATTGACACCGCTGTGAAAACCTCGTCGACTGGATATATCCAGCGCCGACTCATCAAGGGCATGGAGGATTTGAAGATTGAGTACGACATGACGGTGCGCAACAACAAGGGCCGCGTCGTTCAGTTCAGCTACGGCGAGGACGGCATTGACCCCG